TAGTAGTTTAGTTTCCACGAAATATATAAGGCGACCAGTGATCCTTTGATCGGCTCGTATTTTCCCTTCGGCATAAGCCCATAGGTGAAGGTACGGGCTTTTCGTGGTATGAGTAATATAGAAGCAATGAAAGTGTTTATGTTGTTAGGAGATCTATCAACTAAACCAGGTGACGAGCTGTCAGACACAGCGGTCAAATACAAAGAAAGAATAGCTTTCGCTACAATGAGAGCTAGCATACCTGATTGGCAACCGCCTAGCTACTGGAACGAGCTAACTAACAAACAAAAATTAGATAGACTTGATAAGTTACAATCAGTATAATTACAAACTAAATACGATTACTAATAGATAATATTATTATGACGAAAAAACAAATGAATGAACTAGCTGATATAATAATATCTAAACTAGAAATAAAACAACAGCAATGGGATGAAGAGTTTCATAATTCTATAGCTGATCTTTATGGCAAAGGTAATAAAGAAGCTTTTGTCATGTCAGAAGAAGAAATGCTTATTGGTGAACTTGCTAGAATGCAAACTATTCTCATGATATACGAAAACAACGAAGAATACGAGAAAGCTGCTATAGTACTTAGCAAGCTTAACGCAATTAAAACAAAACTAAGAAAAGGAGATTACAATGACGATTAAACCTATGCTAGCGCATAAATATAATCCTGACAAAGCTGATTACCCTGCATACATACAGCCAAAACTAGATGGCGTAAGATGTGTATTTACAAAAAATGGTGCATACAGCAGAACAGGTAAAGAGTTTAAAAATGTAGATCACATTAAAAAAAATCTAACATCAGTGTTTAATAAATACCCAAATCTAATACTAGATGGCGAATTATACAACCACGGATTAAAAGATGACTTTGAAAAGATTATTTCATTAGTCAGAAAAACAAAACCAACACAAGAACACAGAGAAGAAGCAGCTCAACTAGTACAATATCATATATACGATGTAGCTAGTTTTCCACACGCTACTTATGACTGGCGTATGGGTTTTATAACAAGACTAACTGACTCTAGTATTGTTAGAACTAGTCCTCATTTAGTAATTATTGACACTAAAGTTGCACTAGACCTTGACGAAGCTATGTCACTACACAGTTACAACCTAAGATCAGGTTATGAAGGCAGTATATACAGATCTATTAATGGTATATATAAAAATACTAGATCATGGGATCTAATGAAATTTAAAGATTTTAACGATGACGAAGCAGTTATCGTTGGTTATGAAATAGGTAAAGGTAAGAGGCAAGGCACGCTTGGTAAGTTCATCATGCAGGATGACGAAGGTATACAGTTCGGCTGCCCACCGGGCAAAGGTTATTCCTACAAGGATCTAGCAGGTATGCTCGATAACATTAATGACTACATAGGTCAGCGTGCTACCTTTACTTACTTTCAAAGAACTCAAGCAGGCTCTTACAGACACCCACACTACAAATGCTTAAGAAATTATGAATAAATGTGAATTTTGCGGTCAAAACATGACTGAAGAAGAATACAACTTCTGTGATATTTGTCCTGACTGCAGAGATAAAAACTACAACAATGAATAAAGATTTATACACTATGGTAGGCTTGGCAGAAGGTTTTGTCGAAGGTACCGAATTAGAAGTAGTAGAAGCTTGGCAATATCTACACGATAGCGGTCACGCATACAAACTACAAGGTTGGTTTGGTAGAACAGCTAAAGCTTTATTAGAAGAAGGAATAATATCATGAACTACTACCAACAAGATTTTATGATAAAACTAGGTGAAACTAGTAACGGTGATATAATAGAAGTGCCAGACATTATATTGTTTGGCGCTGCTCTATTATTTGCATCTTTATTATTTTCACTATTAAGTAATAACCAATGAAAGAAGAAGAATACTGTCATTACTCAGGCTTACCCTCGCCTGCAGCTTATGAACAAAAACCAAGTAAAATGAAATTTATTAACAAATATTACTATATTATAATAGCATTTATATGCTTATTATACTCTGTAGGGCTAGGTCTTGCAGGTTACACAGATGAAGCTGTTTACTCAGCCCATTGGCCAGGCACTATATTGTTATTTAGTATAGCACTAAAACAATTAAAAGCGATATGACACTAACAATGTTTATAGTAGGATTTTTTATATTCATACTATATATTATTTTTCTTGTGTGGAATATATTTTACAATAGTAAAAAAGAAAAACAAGAAAACTACCCAACTATTAACATAGATGTAATAGATATGGATGGTATTGGTAATCAAGGCCGCGTACCAAAAGTTAAAAAAAGAAAAAAAGTATACAATGAAAGATTATAAAGATTGGTGGATAATGTCTTTATGTGCTATAATAGTTTTTTTTACTATAATATTTGTTATGTTCACGTTGCCTTAATTACTAAACATGAGACGATACAAACAAGAACTAATAAAGTATTTAAAGCATAAAAAACACTACAACTATGTAGAAAAAAGAGTTGTAGAGCTTAGAAATAAAATATGTAACGATGCAGCTTTGCATGGTACTATAGGTATAAATACAAGAAAGTTATACTTAAAATATAATGAATATTTAAGAAAATTAAAAAATGGCAGGAAGTAAAAGAACTTATATGGATTTGCATGGACATGCAACCTTACAAGATATTGTACAAAAATATCTATTAGATATAGAAGATCAAATGATTTATGAGACATTGTGTGACACAAGGTCTAATGATATAGAGTAATAGGCTAATGTCATACAGAGCTATGAAATACTTAAATGATAACCGCATCGTGTACAGAAAGTATTCAGAAGATCAGCCAACTAAAGAGTTTGATTGGGGTTGGTATTATGCTGATGGTACTCACGGGTATTATAGTCTATTTAATAGTGATGCTAGAATAAACACAATTAGATCTTTAAAATGGCATTTGTTAACACTATGGTGGCTAAACCCTAGTATGGATAAAGCTAAATTTGATGAATTAGCTATGGTAATTACACATAAACCAAATGGTTTTGTAACTTTTAGTATATCAAATTTAATGCTAAACAATATAATAAATGATATCTATATGCAAGATCTTGATAGACCACCTAAAAATAAACTACGTAAAGTAGTATTTAAAGACAATAGTGGTTTAAGTAAAAAACAAAAACTTAGTATTGTAGGAAAATTAATAGGTAGAAAAAGTATGATAGATGAAGAAGCTATTTATCAATGCATGTTAGATTTAAATCATGATGGTAAAAAAATAACAATAAGCCGTATAGCGGGCTTATTAGACTGTTCAAGTAGAACAATACATAGAAGCATGAATGATGAGTTAAGAAAAGAAAAAGATCTTCTAAATATAGAAAATGAAAAAATATAACGTAAAGAACTATATAAGATACAAAGAAGATATTAAAATAGCTATACAATGTATAAAAACAAAAAGATTTATAGATTACAAACCTGTAGAGTTAAAAGTAATATTCTTACCTTTAGTAGAAAACATAAGTAGAAAGTTTGCTACAAGTCAAGAAGCTTCAGGTGTTATGTCTATAATGGATATAATACAAGAAGGTAGTTTACAACTATGTAAAGCTGTAGATAAAATAGATAGAGAAAAACTATTTGCATCTGACGACGTAGAGAAAACTTTAAAATCATTTTTAGCTAAAAGAATAAGAGGCGGAATACGTAGAGCTATTGATATAAATAGAGGTACAATGCGTATACCTGAGCATAAGCTTAATGAAATGCGTAGCACTAAAGATGAAAAAATGGTTAGGATGTTTTTTAATTCTATATTTTTATCTTACGATGCTAAGCAAGATGATGAAGATATGATTTATCAAATACCTGAAAAGTCAGATCCTTATAACGAAACACTACTCAACGCTTACTTAATGAGTTTGTTATTAAAACATCTTGAGTGGAACGAAATGTTTGTTCTAAACAAAAGCTATGGTTTAGATGGTCCTAAATGGTCCGCTAATGAAATAGCTTCTGCATTAGGTATTAAAGGTGTATCAGCTTATGTAAGAGTTTCAGAGCTAAAAAAGCAAGCTGTAGAAAAATTAATAGAAAACGTGGATCACTCGCAAGTGCTTGATTATCTGTGAGTTACCATTGTAAATTGTATAATAAACGTGTAATTATAATAGTATGACAATTAACGAAAAGTTAAGTAAAATTCAAGTTGAATTTAAATCAAAGAAAAGTAGATTTAATTCGTTCGGTAAGTATTATTTCCGATCTGCCGAAGACATTCTCGAAGCAACAAAACCTTTTTTAAAAGAGCTAAACGTAACGGTTACAGTTAACGAGCAGCTAGTATCTTTTGATCCACCAGTAATGCAGGTTACTGCAAAAGTATCTGATGGTAAAGATAGTATAGAATCTAAAGCTGTAGTCGGTGTTGATCTAGATCAAAAAGGTATGCAAATGCCACAGAAATACGGCGCTGCAAGTTCGTATGGTAAAAAATATGCACTTGGCAATCTGTTCTTGATAGATGATACTCAAGATTCAGATGCAACAAATACACATGGTAAATCAACTGCCAAGCAAAAGTTGACAAACGAATCACTAGCTAAAGCTAAGGAATATATTGCAAAAGGTGGTAGCATAAATGCTATTAAAGCTAAATACGATGTAACTCCTAAGCATGAAAAGTTATTAACTACGTTATGAAACGTGATGAAATAATAGATAAACTTAGAATAGATGAGCACTACTACGGTGACTTTGGTAAACAGTATTTAAGTAATTCAGATATTAAAACACTACTTAAAGATCCGTTAAAACTAAAAGAACCAAGTAAGACAAATGCTCACTTCTTAGTAGGAGGCTATTTTCACACTGCAATACTTGAACCTGATAAACTAAAAAAGTACAAGATAATAGATGCTAGTACTAGAAATACTAAAGTTTACAAAGAGATGTCAGGCGGTGAAATGTGTTTACTACAACACGAGGTTGACTTAATTGACAATCTTATTTCTACAATGTTAAACAATAAAGTTTGTAGAGATTTAATATCAGAAGAAGCTTCTGAATATGAAATACCTCAAATAACAGAGTTGTTTGGCCAAATGTGGAAAGGCAAAGCAGACGTTGTTAATCACAACGAAAAACTAATAATAGATCTTAAAACAACTTCTGATCTTGATAGCTTTAAATGGAACGCTAAAAAATATAATTATGATTCTCAAGCGTACATATATAGAGAGCTATTTGGCTATGAGTTTGTATTTATAGTAATAGATAAAAACAACGGTAGAATAGGTTTGTTTGACTGCTCTGATGACTTTTATAGATCAGGCATGAACAAAGTTGAAAAAGCTTCAGAAGCTTACGATCTGTTTTATAACACAGAGGGTTTTGACCCTGAGCAATATTTTATAAACCAAACATTATAACAATGGCAGGAATAGTAAAAGCTAATATTAACTTAGACGCGATACCAAAGGATAAAATATACAAAGGAAAAAAGGGTAGGTATCTTCCTATTTCCATAACTATTAATGATGAACCAGACCAATTTGGAAACCAAGGTCCAGTTATAGTTGATCAGACTAAAGAAGAAAGAGAAGCTAAAAGCGAAAAGACTTACTTAGGTAATGTTAAAGTAGTATGGACTAACGGTATGTTTCCAGATAGAGTAACAGATAATCAACCACAAAAACAAGCACAACCAAAGGTAGAAGAAGCTGATCTACCATTTTAATTAAATATAAATGCAAGTCGAAGAAATACAAATAAATGGTTTTCAAATTGAAAACTTTAATCAGCACGGCTTAGACGTAGGTAAATCGCAGGGGACTTGTCCCCTGTGTTCGTCTTCTAGGAAACCTGAAAATAGAAAAGCAAAGTGTGCTAGCTATGATTGGGAACGTGGTCTTGGTACTTGCCATAACTGTGATAGCACTTTTCAAATGCACACATACAAACGTAAAGGTAAAGCTGAACGTGAATATGTTATACCACCTGAGCTTAATTTTCAGAAAATTAGCAGTAGACCTAAACCCAAAGCATTACAATGGTTTAAAACTAGAGGTATATCTAAAGAAACATTAGATGAGCTAAAAGTTAGTGTAGGTAAAGAATATATGCCACAGACCGGTAAAACCGAGAATACTATTCAGTTTAATTATTATGTAGGTGGACAGCTTACTAATATTAAATACAGAGATGCTCGTAAAAACTTTAAGTTATACAAAGGAGCTGAAAAAGTATTTTATAATATAGATAATACTGTAGGCCATGATGAATGTATTATAGTTGAAGGTGAAATGGACGTGTTAGCTTTACATGAAGCTGGTATACCAAACGCAATATCAGTTCCTAACGGTGCTACATTAAACAGTAACAATTTAGACTACTTAGATAACTGTATAGATTATTTTGAAGATAAAAAGAAAATAATCATTGCAGTAGACAATGATCCACCTGGTCAAGCGCTACAAGCTGAGCTTATACGTAGACTAGGTGCTGAAACTTGTTATTTAGTTACATTTGATGATTGTAAAGACGCCAACGAATACTTATTAAAGTATTCAGCTAAAGAGCTATTGTCACGTGTTAAAAATGCAAAACCAGTACCGTTAGAAAACGTTACTACATTTAGAGATATAGAAGATGAAATCACAGATTTTGTTAAAAATGGTTTTAAACGTGGTTACACTATTGGCCTTAATAACTTTGATAACATATTTAGTACGTATACTAAACAATTTATAACTGTAACTGGTATACCTAGTTCAGGTAAATCAGATTTTGTAGATCAAATGTGTGTAGGTTATAATAAAGAGTATGGTTGGAAAACAGCTTTTGCTTCACCTGAAAATGCTCCTACTTATTTACACGCACATAAGTTAATGCGTAAAGTATGGGGTGATATGCCTCAAAGAGGAGACATTGGTAGAGATAAATGGAACAGTGTAGCAAGCCATGTTAATGATAACTTTTTCTTTATCGACATGGAGCGTTATACTTTAGAATCTGTATTACGTAAAGGAGCTGAGCTAGTTAAACGTAAAGGTATTAAATGTTTAGTTATAGATCCATTTAATAAAGTAAGAGACGTTGATTGCAATACAGAGGATGTTAACAAGTATACAATGGAGTACTTAACTAAGATCGAAACATTTGCTAAGAAATATGATGTATTAGTATTTATAGTAGCTCATCCAACTAAAATGTATAAAACACAAGATGGTAAAATTGAAGAACCAACTATGTACAACATTAAAGGCGGTGGTGAGTGGTATGATGCTAGTTATCACGGTTTACTTGTACATCGTGATTATGAAACTAAAACAACTAAAGTTAAAATACTTAAGTGTAAGTTTCAAAACCTCGGCGAAAATGGAGCCGAAGCCTTTTTTACATGGGAACCAAAGTCTGGCTGCTTTGTACCACATGTAATGCCTGAAATGGAAGAGGCAATGCCATGGGAATAAAACCTAAGTACACTGAATGCAAACCACCTATGTGGGATAAAGCTAATAAAGATGCATACAGTTGGTGTATAAACCATGGAATATACATATCTGCCTTAGCTGTAGGCAAGGGTAACTACAATAAAGCGTGGACTATCCAAGTTGAAGTTAAAGGCAAGAAAGTCATAAGTCCTAAAACATATGGACCTGAAGACTTATATAGTAAAATATTTGAATTATATAGATTTTATTATGATAAAAACATTCGCAAATAAATTTAAAACAGCGAATGAAGCTTTTGAATACTGGTATCAGTGTATATCTTACTATGGTGTAGACTTTGCTGGTACAAGAGCTTTATTTAATATAGGTTTCGAAATGACAGAACCTAACAATAATATAATAACTTTTGATTGGCGTAATTGGAAACATAACTACGCTAAAGCAGAGTGGCGTTGGTATGAGTCAGGTGATCGTAACATTAAAAAGCTAGGTGAACTATACGGTAAAATACCTGCTATATGGAGACGTATGGCAGACGATAACGGTAATGTTAACTCTAACTATGGTTATCAATGGGAAAGAAAAGATCAGTTAGATAGAGTTATAGCAATGTTAAGACGACAACCTACAACTAGACAAGCTGCAATATCAATATACGACGGTAAAGAAATAAACACATACGACAGCGATACGCCTTGTACCTATGCGATACAGTTTACAGTTGTAAATGATAAATTAAATATGTGCGTTACAATGCGATCTAATGATCTCTGGTTTGGTTTCTGTAATGATCAATACTGTTTTTCAGAATTACAAAAACTAGTTGCAGAGGAAACAGATTATGAAACTGGTAGTTATTTTCATTTCGCACACAACTTACATCTTTACAACAGGGACTTAGGTAAATATCCGCAACGTCCTGATAATCTTGCACAAAGAAAATCTGATCATTATGGATAATAATTGTGTATATTATTTATACCATATACCGGGTAAAAAAATAGGTGTTACACGTAATCTTAATAGCAGGGTTACCGAACAACAAGGTTATAACCCAGACGAATATGAAGTTCTAGATCAAAGCACAGACATCGATTATATATCGAGCCGCGAGTTAGAACTTCAAAAGTCTTATGGCTATAAAGTAGACCTTAAACCATATAATAAATTATTTAAAATGAATATAAACGCAACCGAACAAACCAGTACATTTCCAGTGCCTGTAAACAAATTAAAAGGTAGATTGATGGATGAGTTAGGTAACTCATGGGAAACAATACATGGTACATTTACAATAAACAATGAGTCTATAGACTGGATAATGAAAAATGTAAAAACATCTATGTTTAATAAAAATAGATCTTACATATACAACAAAGCTTTTTTTGAAGCTATAATAAAACCTGTACACGCTAGAAAAACATCTGATGAATATACTAAGTATATAAGACAGTTAGTTGAAAGACCAATAAAACAAAATGGTAAAGCTTGGGTCGATAATGACAGGTTCCAATTAATAAGAGACTGGGCAGGAGAAAGAGGCTTATACAAAGGAGGCGATACTAAAACTCAATACTGCAAATTAATGGAAGAAGCAGGTGAGCTTGGTAGAGCAGTGTTAAAAAATGACCAAGCTGAGTTTGAAGATGCTATTGGCGATATGGTTGTTGTATTAACTAACTTAGCTCACTTAGGCGGAACTACTATTGAGAACTGTATAGACAAGGCTTACAAGGTGATATCAAAACGTACTGGTAAAATGATTAACGGAACATTTGTTAAAGATGAAGACTAAAGAAATTAAATTTAGAGACCCTGTTGTAGAGAGAGTTGTTGATAAATTTGTAACACGCTCTGATGTGGGTTATAAAAAATACGGTAAAACATTACACGATGAAAGAACTGGTGGACATAAAGATCTAGCAGGATATCTTAACGACGTTCAAGAGGAGTTAATGGATGCAATATTATATATTCAATCTGCTAAAGAATCATTAGAAAATAAATCACAACCTAAACTATCAACAGCACAGTTAGATTTTAACGATAAAAACGCTGGGTTGCCTTATTACGTGACGGATGTTACGACGTAAAAAAAGAGGTCCTGTAAGGTCTAAAAAAGTAATTGTTGATGGTATAGAATTTAAGTCAGGTCTTGAAGCTTATATGTATAAAGCATTAAAAGCCGCAAAAATAAAAGCTAAATATGAAGGGGTTAGCTATGAGTTAATCCCTTCATTTGACTTTAAAAATAAATGTTATGAAAGACAAACAAACTCTAAGGGAGAGTATAGAAATAGAGGAGGCAAAGCAATACGTAAAGTCACTTATACACCTGATTTTACAGGAACAGGCTTCATTATTGAGTGTAAAGGAAGGCCAAACGAATCTTTTCCTATACGTTGGAAACTTTTTAAGATGTATGCCTCAAAAAAACTACCTAAAGTTATTATCTACAAACCTCAAAATCAAAAAGAATGCGACGAAACCGTAAGCTTAATTCTTGGGAACAGAAAGACTTAGCTAGAAGAAAATATGCAGAGCGTAAACTAGAAAAGTTTATTAAGTGGAGCGTTGAAAATAAAGGTTATTTAAAATTAAAAGAATTATTAGAGTATGAAAGAAAATACTTTGCTGGAAATGAAAAATAAAATTGATGCAATGACTAGAGTTTTGCAGCAATTAATAAATGAAACATCTCACTTAAGAGAACTAGGCGTAGGAACTTTAGAAACAGTTAAGTTATTACCCGGATATGAAGACGCCATTGAAAAGTTAAAAACAAAAATGGAAGAAGAAGTTAAAGAAAAGCAAAAAGTAAAAGCAAATGGAGCTATCAAACAAGATACTAAGTGATATAACGGTCTACATGAAATATGCAAAATATATTCCTGAATTAAACCGTAGGGAGACGTGGGGCGAACTAGTTACACGTAACATGAACATGCATATTAAAAAATATCCTGAGCTTACAGATGAAATTAAAACAACATATAAATTGGTCTATGAAAAAAAGATTTTACCATCTATGCGATCGCTTCAGTTTGGTGGTAAGCCGATTGAAATATCACCTAATCGTGTCTACAATTGTGCTTATTTACCTATTGACCATGTTGAATCGTTTAATGAGGTGATGTTTTTATTATTAGGTGGCACTGGTGTAGGTTACTCAGTTCAACAACACCACGTAAATAAACTACCAATGATAAATAAACCTTACAATAAAAGAACAAGAAGGTTTTTAATAGGTGATTCAATAGAAGGCTGGGCAGATGCTATTAAAGTATTAATGAAATCATATTTAGGTGACAAAAGAAGTTCACGTATAGAGTTTGATTACTCTGATATACGCCCTAAAGGTGCAATGTTAGTAACGTCTGGTGGTAAAGCACCTGGACCTCAACCACTTAAAGAATGTATAGTAAAAATAACAGGAGTCTTAGATTCAAAGGAAGATACAGATATGCTCTCCACATTAGAAGTACACGATATAGTATGCCATATAGCAGATGCTGTTTTAGCTGGTGGGATACGTCGAGCAGCTTTAATAAGTTTGTTTTCCGCAGACGACGACGAAATGATCTCAGCAAAATCTGGAAATTGGTGGGAAACAAATCCACAAAGAGGTAGAGCTAACAACTCTGCTGTTCTTATGAGACATAAAATTACTAAGGATTTTTTTATGGATTTATGGAAACGTGTAGAATTATCTGGAGCAGGAGAGCCTGGAATATATTTCAACAATGATAAAGAGTGGGGTACAAACCCTTGCTGTGAGATAGCTTTACGACCATATCAGTTTTGCAACCTGTGTGAAGTAAACGCTAGTGATATTGAATCACAAGAAGATTTAAACAATAGAGTGAAAGCTGCTGCCTTTATAGGCACTTTACAAGCAGGGTATACTGACTTTCACTATTTAAGAGAAGTATGGCAACAAACAACAGAGAAAGACGCTTTAATAGGTGTGAGTATGACGGGTATAGGATCTGGCACGGTGTTAGGATACGACATGAAGAAAGCCGCTCAAGTAGTAAAAAAAGAAAACGCAAGAGTCGCGAAGCTGATTGGAATTAATTCTGCAGCGCGATGTACAACCGTAAAGCCTGCAGGGACTACATCTCTGGCGCTAGGAACATCATCTGGTATACATGCATGGCATAACGATTATTATGTCCGTAGGATCAGAGTTGGTAAAAACGAAAGTATATATAAATACTTAGTTAAAAAACATCCACTATTAGTTGAAGATGAATTTTTTAGACCTCATGATACCGCTGTGATTAGTATACCACAGAAAGCACCTGAGGGATCTATACTTAGAACTGAGTCACCTTTTCAATTGCTTGAACGTATAAAAAAGGTAGCTACAGAATGGGTTGCACCTGGTCATAGAAAAGGATCTAACACTCATAATGTTTCTGCTACTGTTAGTTTAGAGTCTGGAGAGTGGGAAGATGCAGGTGAATGGATGTGGAATAATAGAAAACATTATAATGGTTTATCTGTATTACCGTATGATGGTGGTACTTATACTCAAGCGCCTTTTGAAGACATTGATGAAGGAACATATATAAATATGTTACAACACTTAACTGATATAAATTTAGAAAATGTACTCGAAACTGAAGACAACACTGATCTTAGTGGTGAGCTTGCTTGTGCTGGTGGTGCTTGTGAGATTACTTAACAGCTGCTCATTACAAGAAGGGGTCTGTAGAGATCAACTATATCAATCAACTTAAAACAAATATTATGTGTCCATATTGTAATAGCTACTGTTGTAGCTGCTAAATAATAAAAGGGAGGTCTTTCGGCCTCCCTTTTTTGGTTACAGGAACTTTGGGTATGGTGCCCAGTTTTTTTGTTCCTTATTTATTCATTAATTTTAAAAGCTTTTTAACTCTATCTGCTTCATACTTTAACTTTCTTATAGCAGCTTTACTTAGTCCTAAGCTATCTAGTTTTCTTACTTGCTCCGCCTTGCTTAAAGCTTTGTATTTAGCAGCTTCTTTTTCTTCTTTATTTATTTTTATTTCTTCTCCACTATTTACTTTTATTATTAAATTAATTTTGTCTTTTTCTGATTTAGCTTTTTTAATTGTATAACTATCATAACCTAAATCTTTTAACATTTTAATTTGTTGAGAAGAGTTTAACCTCTTTATAACTTCGTAATCAGTTGATCCTTCAGCTTCTTTATATTTTTCGTATTCTTTAGTTTGCTTTTGTACTTCTTTTTGCATAGGTGTTAACTCAACGTTATTAGTGTATTCTCTTTGCTCTAACTGCCAACTTGGCCATCCTAACACGTTAGCAACAGATTGCCAAGCTTCGGTTTCATCAGCCATTGCATGTTTAAGATTGTCTATTTTGCTATACATTCTATCTAGTGGAACATTAGTTGTAGCTGTAATAACCTTAGCCATGGATTCATAAGCTGGATTATCTAAACTAAATCCTTTATCAAACACCTCTTGTCTTCGTTTTTTAGTGTCAAAAGGATAAGCTGCTGATTTAAATCTAGATAACTTGCTTTTTATAGAAGGTGAAAATTCTAACAACGTTATCCAAGAGTCTACATATTCAGGTCTATCTTTTTTAGATCTTTTATATATGTCTATACCTAGGTTTTTGAGAACTTGTACAGTAACACCACCTAAGCCAAATCCTCTTAATTGAGAGTCAAGCATACCATTAACGGTGTTAAATAACTTATCTTGTTTAAATTTAGCCTTACTTTCCATTTGTTTTTCTGTCAACTCTTTGTCGTCATCTCCAAATCCTAAAGCAAATGCTCCTTGTTGTAGAGCGTTAAACATTAAATTCTGTAAGAAAGAATAATAAGCTATTCTTGATAGTCTAATTCTATTACTTTGAGCCAATGTTTTACCTTGCATAGGTCTTCTATTAATTATATCTTGTATATCTCTTTTTTGGATTCTAGCGTATTGCATAGGTGTATTAACATATTGTAATATTATTCTACCTAAATCACCAGCTTGTTGTTGAGATATCTTACTTGGATCAGAAGACTGTTGAGATTTTTCAGAAGCTTGTCTAAACTCTTTCATTGCTATTTCTTTAGCTTTTGCTTCTGTCATTCCTTTTTTAACAAGATCTTTTATTCTATTTCTATAAAACATAGCGCCACCGGACGCTATAGCAAAACTATCAGCAAACCTAGTTGGCATATAACCTTTTTCTATTATATAACTAATAGCTGCTTTAGCCTTATTCTTAGATGTTTTGGCAGCATCTGCTATTTCGCTTTCAGATATATTTAATTTTAAACCATTACGTCTATCTTTTAAATAGTCAGAGTTCATTAATTCAACAAAGTCTTTCCAGTATTGAGGTTGATTAGCAAAAGCTTGCCCTGCTCTAAGTGGATTGTTAAAACTCCAATTAATAAAGTTAGCAGATGATATAGTTTGTAATAATGCTGATCTGGTGTTAAAAAACATTGTAACACCTGTTGACTGATTTACGTAATCTAAAACTTGATTGCTTAGCCTATTTCCACCAGCTACTCTATTGCTGCCAGATTTCATCCTTGTAAGTATGTTCTCCATAGCCTCTCTATATTTAGGACCAAAAGCAGCTTCAAGCTTGTTCATATTTTCTTTACTAAAAATAATATCAATGTTTTCTTTCCAAGGTTCTAAATACTTAGCTCTTTTTGTGGTATTTAAAACATCTATAAGATCTGTTGTTATAGTTCCAGCTTGCCAATGCTGACCTGGAACAGAGTAACCATCACCTTTAGTTATGCTTAATATTTGCTCAGCAAAAGCTTGAAGTTTAGGATTTTTCTGCACGATATCATATAACTCTTTAAAATCACTTTTAGACAAACCAGGTATTTCTATTCCAGTTTTATTCCACAAATAAACTCTAACAGCTTGTTCGTTAGTAAAACCAGATTCAGTTTGTTTTCTAAGATCTTTAGGTACGTCTAATTCTTTTTTAAGCGCTTTAAAATCAGCCATTAAATTAACTCTATCTGTAGATAAGTTATCAGTAGCTCTAGTATATGGATCAAATAAGTTTTTCTGATAAAAATCTAAAGCTTTAGTTCCTTTCTCACCTTTAGGTAAGGTACTATATAATAAACCTAAGAAGTCTTCAGCTGACGGTGGTATAAAGAATTTTACTTTCTTAGCTTTGTTACCTCTTATTTCAGCTTTAATATCTGAAAATACTTTTTCTCTACCTATACCCGTTTTTTCTTCTAGTATTCTATTAAATTCACCTGATAAATCTCTAGCAGCATAAACTTGTTGAACTTTAGATTTAACATCTAAAACCTCTAACGCGTCACGAACGGCTTTAACATTCTGTTTAGCATCGTCGGCAAAATAAAAGTCATTATAACCTTCTGCTGCTTTGCCAACTAACCAATCAGCCTTAGCTTTACCAGTTGAATTACCTAAACCAGTTATATTTTCTAAAGGTATTTTAATACCCATAGCATCTAAAAATCTTTTGATAGCAGGTGCAGATTCAGGAGCTCTAGCTGTTAATATAAACATGTCTCTATCACCAGCTGCTTCTTTCATTTTTTTCATAACTTCAAACAAAGGTCCTTTTTTACCTTCAACAACTCTATTAAAGTCTGAAAAATCCATTTTCCAACCTTCATTGACTAATCCTTCTCCTTGTTTTGCAAACTCTTCAGCTGTTAAAACTTTTCTATCATTACCTCTAGTAGCGAACACTTTACTATTAGTTCTAGCAACTGTGTCATCAAAATCAAAAACCCTAGCTTTCTTAACTACTTTATTAGCTTTGTGAGCTAATCTTAAAGCTTCATCTCTTTTATTTAACTCTTTTACAATTCTAGAAGTAGACATATCTTTACTAGCCATAGATGCTTGTTCAGCAACTTTTCTATTTGAGCTTTCTACTTTTTTTATTTCTTTAGCGTTTTCAATTTTTTGTTTAGCAATAACGCCAGTGAGAGTTAATTTACTATAAGGTGTGTTTTTAATTTTATCTAATATAGATTTTGTAGCTTCATTTCTTATAACCTCAGCCATGTTTTTTGCTTCAGCAAATGTAGATTCGCTTAATGGTATTTGTTTAAAAGCATCTTTACCTAAGAATAGTTTATTGTTAAAATAATCCATTTTAGAAGCACCAGTAAAATCCTTAAGCTCTCTACGCTGTTCACTTATTACACCTTGGTTATAATCTTCAACCATTCTGTCTAGCTGAAGATCAACGCTTCTTGAAGATTGTTCTTTATTAATAAACCTTTCCATCATCTTACCAAAGTTCTTAGTCATGGTAAGTAACTCAGTTAAGTGTTCATTGTGAAGTTCTTTTGCTAGCTCTGGATTAGAACCTCTCATACCTTCCATAGTTGCACTTTCAATTCCAGCTAAACCTTTAATCCCACCTATGGATCTATTAGTTTGAGCAAGCATTAAGTCTATTATATGATCTAAAGCTTTTATAGGATCTTTAGCATTTTTAACTACATTTTTAGCAGAATTATATATTCTTTTTAAAGACTCTTTATTAGCATTTAAAACTTTGTCAACACTTGTTTGTCCTCTACCTAATATAGCTTTGCCGGCTAATTTTTGGAATTCTTCTACACTACTAGATTTAATTTCAGCTTCAGTAATTTTTTTCTTACCACCACCTGGAGATGATATGTTGATGTTTTCAGCAAATGATTCAATAGGTTCTCCTTTACCTTTTAAATTTGCTTCTTTTATGCCGTATACAGCCTCTAATAAACCAGTGTAATTCCCCTCCGCAACATTATATTGTTTAAACGTAAAACTTTTACCATTTGTTTTACCTCTAGAATCCCCCATACCCATAGTGCTCATTACCATTTTTTGGTATTTCTGTGGCATTTCACTAAACTTAGATCCTCTAGGTATCATCTCCTCTATCAAAGCTATGTGATAAGGTTTAGCTTTTTTAAAAGTAGCAGATTTTCCTCTTTCTTCAGCTGATCTATATACTGTTCCAGGCATACTAGCTTTTAGTTTCTTACCATCAGTTATAGAAGCCATTTCTTCACTCATGTATCTTTCTCTAACTTCAGCAGGTGTGATCTCTTCTCTTCTAGCAATATCCTCTATAGTTAACTGCTCAAACAACTCTATGTCTTTATCTAAGTTTAAGTCACTTACTTTCTTTATGTCTTCTCTCTTTAAACCTCTTTCAATAGCAGCAAATAATCTAGCACCGTCTAAGTCTCTTATTTCTTTCTTTTCGTTTTCTTTAGTTAAAGTTTTTAATAACCTTGCTTTATCAGCTTTAGTAAGTATTCTATTTTTAGAAACAAGATCATAAGCTCCCAATAAAGACTCAACTAATTCTTTAGAAGCCATAGTTTCTGCTCTACCTTCTCCTACTTTTGTGGCTCCTGTAACTTCTCTTACAGTTTGATTAGTAATTATTCTACCTGTTTGTTCAACTAAAGCTTTTATTCTGGCACTAACATTGCTATCTTTCTTGTATAGGTTTGGATTGTTTCTATCTGTTATACCAAATAATTCTAAAAACTCTGCTGTTTTAACATCTGAAGAAGGTTTTTTAGTCCAAGGTGTTAAGTTATCTTTTCTAGTTCCTTTATTATAAAAAGCGTCTAACAACACGTTTTGAACTCCAGTTGCTTTATCTGGCCTAGTTACAAACTTAGGTTCGTTTTTGGTTCCAATGTTAACTCTTTTAGTAGTATGTTGTTTAGGTAGTAAAGAATAAAATAAGTCAGGATTTCTGTTAATAAACATTTGAGCGTTTTTAACATCTGACTTAGTTAAATTACCTGGCTTTGGTTTTATACCAAACATCTCTTGAGTTTCTTTAGCTGCTAAATCTTTTAAAGTTTTATAAGTTTTATCTTTTAAAAACTCTTCTTGTAATTTTAGATCAGTAGGTATTTTTTCTTTAATAGCAGACACTAATGGCTCAGCTACATTATTCAATCTTTTATTTAATTCTTTTGCCACTACAATATCTCCTTTTTTAGAAGTTTCTACAGGTGCTGGAGCATCTTGTTCTATATTTTTTAGTTCTCTTTGCACGTTAGGATCTTCAGTACTTTTGAGAAATAAATCTTCTTTTTGACCTATTTCTCTTAATATATCACCAAGTCGGCCTCCGCCAAAACCACCACCTCCAAATAGTACTTGTCTTAAATAAGCTCCATACTCAGGGTTTTTTATTGGATTATAAGTTTTGTTTACTTTATCAAAAACATGACTGTAAACTCCTGATTTAAATTCATCTCTAGTTACACCTAAACCTGGTTTGAATTTTTGATTAACAAAGTCTTGGATTAGAGGCTCATTGTTTAAAGCTAAATCGTTCTTTATATCTATTTGTTTGGTTAAATTTTCAGACTCTATAGCTTCTTTAAGATCTCCTACTAACCTAGTATTTTCTTCAACTATACTTTCAACTAAATCTTTAGAAGCTTTAGCGTTAGCTTTTGTTTCTACAAAACTAGACTTACCTTCTGGATTGCCAGATAGTTTTTGCTCAAAATATAAACCCTCTATATTTATATCTTTTAAAAAAGCTTTTTCAAATTGATTAGTAAACTGTCTACCTTGTCTAACATTTTCACCCATGTTAACAATTAAGTTAACCATTTCTTGAGCTGTTTCAGGTGCTTTAACCTCCATCATTCCGTTACCTTGCAGTACGTTAGTAACATAATCTTTCATGTCTTTAAGTATGTTACTAGCCTTTTTAGTGTTTTGATAATAGAACTCAGGCTTGGTAAGCATTTCAGCTATAAACGTAACAAACTCCTCTTGCTTTAACATCTCTCCAGCTTTTGCATTACCAGCTCTTGTTGAAGCTTCTATTATTTCAGGCTTATAAGCTTCACCTACCTCCTCCATCAGTTCTTCACCTTTAAAACCCTCTATATTTTTGTTTCCAGTAACCTCTCCTAAATCAACACCTTTAAACATTTCGCTAAACTTTTTTAACATATTTTCTTTAGCTGTTGGGTTTTGTTTGTGAAAAATATCTAAAGCTAAGTGAGTGAATTCATGTATAGCTTTACCAGGAACATACTTGTTTATATCAAAATATATAACTCCTCCTTTTGATTTACCTGCGCCAGAGACGTACTTAGCCGTTTCGTTTCCAGTAAAAAACTCTCTATCAGTTGTAAACTTTACTTCAGGTGGATTATAATTGCCACCAGTTAGTTTGTTTAGCATTTCATTTATTGGCTTAGTATAAGCGTTGTTAAAGTTTTTTTCAAATTCTTGTAGTGGGACTTTTTTATGATCTAAACCTTTAGCTAAAGCCTCTGCTTGAAACATTTTGTTAACATTATAAAAATCACTAGTGTATTGATCTAGCTTCTGTAGCTCTTCCTTTGTAGCATATTTTTTAATGTCTTCAGGTGTTAACTTAACCTCTAACTCTTTAGGTATAATTACACCGCCTTTCTTTTCTAATTTATCTATATTACTTTTTCTATCACTTATATCTTTCTCTATAGCTTCTATCTTGTTACTTATTTCATTAAGCGTATTAAATTTCATTCTTTGAGTAGAGTAATCTAGTTTTTTAAGATTATGAACTCCAGTTAAACCAAATACCGCAGCGTTAGTTATTATACGCTTAGTAACTTCATCTTGGTCAGAATAAAATTTATTAAACTCATTAGAAAAAGAAGTCCCATCTCCAGCTAATTGTTCAAAACCTTTTTCTGTTAAATGAGCAAATTCTGAAGAAGCAGCACCAATAACACCTGACTTTATTGTCTTGTCAAATGCTCCTTGTAAAAACCTCAATGGACCTGAAAACTTGAACATGTTACGAGTAGCATGGCCTAAAGTATAAAAGGCAGCACCACCCGTTGGTGGCATATCAAATAGCGCTTGCATTTTAACTTCTTCAATACCACCGTAAAGTAAATGTTTTGTCAAAGGTGCCATCCTAGATAATCTAGAAGCGATCATTGGTATAGTAGCAGCACCTTCAGTAGCTAAACTAACAGCAGCTAATTCAATTATCATAGGCACAAACTCACCAACACCATTTGCTACGTCTTGATACATCGTACTAGATAATGCTTTTTCTTGGTCTTTTGTAAATTCAATACTTTTTAACTCACCGTCTTTTACAGCTTGTGAGTTATTATATTGATCTTTTAATATATTAAGTTCTTTAGTTATATCAGCTTCATTTCCTTTTTCACTACCAAAACCTCTAGCTTTTTTAGCTTCAGAAGGACTAGCATCAAACCATCGTTCGGAAAAAGTTCCAGTAGTAGAGCTAGCTAAATTGTTGAGATGACCTGGTATATCATACCACTTATCTCCAGGTTTAGTTATACTACCGTAGTCTTGATTTAAATTTGTAGCGTTCCACAAGCCTGTAGCTACAGCTTTTTCTTCTCTATATTTTTTTTCCCAAGCTTTATATTGATCTATTTCTTTTTGACTAATTAAGCCAGCATCACCAAAAAGATCTCTATCTTTATCTAAGCTAATGCCAAATTGATCTATAATACCTTCAAACTCTTCTGAGTTTATACCTGCTTGAGCTAGTTGAGAATAAGTTAATTCAGCACCACTTTTATTAGTTAAATTCTTAATATTAACACCAGGTATTTTTATCATTTTAGACCAGATAGCTTTTTGTCCAGGTAAAAATTCAAGAACAGAACTAGATCCAGCTTCTGAAACATCGAAAGGTATAAATACTTTTCTTTCGTTTCCAACTTCAATAGCTTTTTGTAAGTTATAAACAGCATCATCACTCATATTTCTTAAGTTTTCAGCTGGAGATAACTTAGGATTAGAAGGATTACTTACATTAGCTTCTATTAAAGCAGATTGCTCTGTAGATTTAACTAACTTATTTAATGATTTTCTACTTTCTTCATCAACAACAGTTTGGTTTATCCAATTACCACTAGCATCTGTAAGTCTACTTATATTTTGCTCACCCTCTATACTGAAAGAAAATATTTTACTTTTTTCCTCAAACTTTTTTATATTATCTTCTTTATTTTTTATAGCTTTATTTAGTTGACTTTGTATAGAAGCTCTTTCATTTGGTGTCGTGTTTTCATTTTCTAATCTATCGGTGTAGTTATCTATAGCTTCTTGAGAACTAGTAATTTTTTTATTTAACTCTGATAACTCTCTATTGTCACCAATAGAAAGCATTTCATCATTAAAATTGTTTTTAAAATCCTCACTTCTTTCAAACTTAGATGTGTAATTGTTGTAATCTGTTATAGATCTTTGATTAGCTTTAGCATAAGCGTCATCATATACAGCGTTAAATATTTTGTTAAAAGATTCTTCAGTTATGTTAGCTCCGGCTTTATTAGCAATATTGGCATTTTCGTCTTTTATTACTTTTTCTTGAGCTCTGTAATTGTTGTAAGATTGTCTTCTTAATTTAGATTTTTGATCATCATTTAAGGTAGGTAACAAACCTGCTTCATCTTCAGCTAAGCCTAACATTTTGTTAGCATTGGCAAGAGTTTCTTCTACTTCGTTCTCTATGCCTTCTACTACTTTAACAGCTTCTTGTTCGTTGAATTTAATTTTCTTTTTTTGAAAATAATCTATATGCTCTAATTCGTAAGATCCATCTTCGTTTTGAAACTCTGCTAATCCTTTTCTACCTAAAGTTTTTGCTTCTGGTGAAGATGTAGCTATTTCTTTTTCAATAAAATCTAAAAACCTTTTATATTCTTTATCACCAGCCGTTGGATCAGGAGTACTACCTGGGCCCATACTACTTAAAGAGTTATTCCACTTACTGTCTAGATCAAACTCTTCCTCACCTGTGGAGCCTTTTACATATATTTGATCATATCCAGGTTGAAAAGTAGTTTGTATTTTTAAATGAGATAATAAAGGATTTTCAGAAACTTTCTTAATAAACTCATCTTCTTCTAATTTAAAATCCTCTCTAGAAACAATAGGTTTTTTATTTTTTTGAGAGTCCGACGAACCATTTCCCGATAATAAATCCGTACTGCTTTGATCTTCCGCTGCTACATTCGCAGTGTTCTCTGTAACAGCTTTCTTCTTTTTTTCGTCGTCTTGTTGAGAAACCTCTATAGCGTCTGATGGTGGAATAAAAACATTACTTACTAATTCTACAGCATCTGCAGGTGGTCTAAATTCTTCCATAATTAATTCATTTTCAATTTACCTAAAGCTTCTTTCTCCATCATATTGAAACTCCTAGTTTGCCCATCAGCGGATGTGCGATCTTGCGACCCCCCAAGTTCCACAGGTTTAGTATATTCTTTTCCATCAAGCCCAATTAGTTTATCTCCAGGATTAGCATTGTTCCAAGCGTTGTTAAACTCTTCTTGAGTTTTATAAGGGCTTTTGTTTTTATTTTCCTTACTACCAGTAGTTTTATTTTCATTACTTGACATATTATCACCTGGTTGATCTAATTTAATATCTTGAGAATTTTTTCTTAATGTTTCTTCAGCTAACCATTCTAAAGCAGGTATGTATTGGTTTTCTACAAACTCGTTAAACTCCTTAGTGCCTGGTTGTGGAAATATTTTAGGCCATTGAGATTTTAAATTTTTACTTTTAACAATCGCCTGCATGTTACCTTCGTCTTCCCATATACTTTCTCCTCTTTTTCTTAATAATGTAGCAAAACCATTGTATTCGTTGTTGTAGTCACCAGGTAGATAAGTATAAAAACCTTTATCATCTTTTTTATAACTAGCTAAACCTGTTACTTTATCTTTAAAAGCTTTTTGTTGTTCAACAGTCATACTATACTTACCGTCTTCATCTGTTACATAGTTAGGATTGTAACCACTATCTTGCTTAACAATTTCGCTCCACGCGGACTCTTCTACTTTTGTAGGGTCTACTTTGTACTTTAAGTAATTATTATTTTTATCCATAACGCTTCTATTGAACTCAAACATGTTCAATCTTGCAGGTCCAGTTCCCTTTGTTAAATTACCATAATCATCCTCAATATACCAGTCTCCAGGGTTATTGTCAATTAATATTATATTATCGTTTTCCTCTAAAATTTCTATATCTCCACTACCGTTACTAGCTTTTTCTATAATAGCTAATTGATGTGCAGGCGCTCCAGTAACACTAAACTGTTCATCTAACTTATTTGTATTAACTTGTTCTTTTATAGCTCTACTAACAGCTAAAATATTTTTAGTACCATCACCAGCTTGATCTATCATGTTGTTTATAGACCCTAAACCTCTTTTACTTAACTCTAAGTCTTGAGAAGTACCATTTTCTATACTACCTTTTATTTTATTAAACTTAGTTACAGCGTTAAAAAGTAAATTTTCCATCTTACTGTCAAACTCACTAAAACCAGTTTTAAATCCATCTGACTCTATTCTGTTATAAATTCCTAAACTAGACTTTGTTACTTTTTCGTTTAGGTTGTTTAATCCATTTTGTTTTGCTAAAACAGCATTTAAACCACCTTGAATTAGAGAAGATATATTTTTTTTGTTTGTACTTTCATTTATTTTTTCCTGTCTAACAGCTACAGAATTTGAAAAACCTCCTCCAGTAGGTGAGTTTTTAATTACTTTTGCAGGGTTTTTGTAACTCATTTTAGTATTGTTGAGATTCGTAAATATCAGCTTCATTTTGTGCATTCATAGCGTTTTCTAAAGCTTGTCTTTCTTGGTCTAATAAATTAGATTGTCTATCAATTTCTTGTTGTTCTCTATTTTCAGTAATTTGAAAAGCAAATCTTTCACCTTGAGCCTTAGCCATTTGCATAGATCTTTCGCCTTGAGCTTTTAGTTGATCTACATTAGCAGCGCCTCTAGCAGCGGCTTTTTGATTTGCAGCCTCTTGCTTTTCTAGGCTAGCTGATATACCTCTTTTACTTTGTAAAGCTGCTTGAGCCAAAGCAGTAGCTCCACCTGCGCCAGCACCTGTAGCAGCTATTGTGTCCAATGTGTTGGCTAAAGCTATGTCAGCTTGCTCTGCTTGGAACTCGGCGGCTTGAGTGGCAACACCTAAGTTAGCAAATTGGTTAGTTAAGTCAGCGTAAGTGTTAGTTACGTTTGCGTATGGATTTATAACATCCTGTCTATTAGCTACTAAAGCTGCTAATTCATCAGCTCTGTTATTTACAGAATCTTTAGCAGCTTGTCTAAGAGTTTTTAAACCTGCAAATATCCCATCAGCCTCAGCTTCTCCTGCTTCTTTTTTACTTCTACTCATATTTTAAATTTTTTGTATTAACGCTGAATAAGTGTTGTCGTCTGTTTTAATAAACCCTGCATCTTCTAATCTTTCTTGAAACTTAATAGTTTTATTTTCTCCATAAAACATTAAATATTTTCCATGATGTTTTTTCCACATGTTTTTAACCCCTAAAAAAAGTAATTTAAAAGCTTTATCCTTTACTTGCTTTTCTCTAAATTTTATATTAGACAAAGGCCAGTTCACCTGACATACTTTAGAGTTTGTTGTGTACATGAAAACACTACATATGCCTACACCGTTTTTTGTTTCTACTATCAGTCCACCAGTTCCATTATCAGGTAAAAAATCTTTTGAAGGCACAAAATCAAAGTCCCATTCCTTCCACCATTCACATAAAGTCTTCCAGTCTTTACTCTGTAATCTTCTTATATTTAATTCCATTTAATTTAATTTAATTTAATATGACGATACTACGTAATTAGATCCAGCGGCCCATAGTTCTTTAGAACCACCAACATTTGTAGTATCATCAGTCTTCATCGTTACTGTAGCAAAATAACCTTTGATACCACTCATTTGAGCACCGAATAAAACCTCTCCCTCAGCCACGGTTGAATTATTTTTTAAGTTAGAAACATATCTATTTTCTTTTCTATCAAATCCAGCTCTAAAAGTATAACCACTATTAGGATCAACATAAGAACCTTCATTATAACTTGACACAGAAGCAGTTTGATCACTGTATTGAACATTCGTCCCTGCAGTTTGTCCATCGTCTACACCTGTTTTACTAGAAACAAAACTTTCAATTTCCCAACCATTACTACCTTCGTAAAAAACAGTGTTGAAATTTTTAATTACACTTGGTTGAGCATTCAAAACAAAAGTAACGCTTGATGTAAATAACCCACCATTAAATTCACCTCTTGAAGTATCAGAAGAATTAACGTGATAATGCTTCATAAGATTTATTCCGTTAGTACTAAAATATTGATTTAAATTACTAAACATAAATCCAGGTTTGTAGTTGAAAAAACTAACCCATCCATTTATATCTTCGTCAAATGATATTGTTTTGTAAGTTGTTTCATCTTGACTAACTTCTAGTGGATTTTTTTGAAGAGATAAAACATAATTTTTACTATGTATATCCCATCCACCTGGTATTCTACCTTTTACTTTTGAAGTTACTATTACAGGTTCACTTGGTAATAATGAAGTAACCTCGATACTTGTGCCAATAAATCCAGTTGGTGGAGTTCCAGATTGATAATCTACGACTACTATAGAATCAGGTGCGGTAGTAGTGTAACCAACACCCGGGTTAACTACACTAACAGACGTTATAGCTCCGGGACTACCTGGGGTTCCAGCAACTACATCAAGAGTCAATCCAGTCCCAAACTCGGGTTCGCCCATTAACTCTGCTAATGCTGTTGTAGTAGCCGGAGCTGTAATGTATTGAGGATGACCAGGCACCGATAATTGTACACTACCTACTCTCCCTGCACCAACACCAAGAAAACTTATAAAAGGTTGTGAATAAAAAATCTTTTTACCACCAGCAACTGTTTCAATATATGTTATATAACCAGGTTGACCTTCAATGTTCATGCCAGGAGAAACCTCTGAAGCTCCACTTAAAACAACTGTTAAATCTCCAACATTACCTCCACTAACATATTGGGTTTCTATTTCCCAGTTTTCAAAATCATCACTTATCTCAGCTAAATTATCTCTAAAGTAATCTAACATACCATATTTACTTATCTCTGTTAAGCCGTCATTAGATAATCGCATGACTGCATTACGGTTTTTGTCTGTAAAATACTTTCTATAGTTATATATTGCAAAAGATTCTGGATTTTTACTTATTCCATAATCTCCTTTATAAGCAACAAACTGACCTATAACAGCATTGCCAGCTTGAGTTTGTGTACCACTTTCAGTTGTATATATAGTATCTTTGTCTATTAAAGCTCTGTGTATTTTATTTTCTTGAAAAACTATTAAGTTTGTTTCTTCAGAAAAAGTTTTTTGTATACTACCGTAAGATATATTTAAAGATTTAGTTATACTATCCGCTACTGAAAAAACATTAGTATTATTAACGCCTGTTCTAGAATTATAAATCCCAGAATATATTAAAGTATTTATTCTTTGTTCTTGGAATATATTTTCTTCATTAATATAAGCTCTAACTCCTTGGTCTATAGAAACATTATTAAAACCACCTCTTATTCTAGACTCTTCTATGTACCATCTCTCACTTATAGTACTACCAAAAGGGTCTCTATTTTGACCACCTGAAAAAATAGGTCTTTGCCAAGAGCTACCAGTTGTACACCCCTTGGAAAACTTTAAAGTACCCATGCTTGGAACCGAATAGTTAGCTGTACCATTTTGCCCATTTCTACTAGAAAATTTATTTAAAACAAAAGTGTTGAAAAAATCAACATTCATTAAAGTTGGCATATTATATTTTTAAAATTACTACTTAAGCATTAGGTAATGTAAAACCACTCATGTTTTCTATAGCAGCATTAAGATCAGCTACTAAACCACATGTAGAAGTTTCCCAAAATATATCTAAACTAGAATTCAATGGTTTTATTTCAAAAGCACTAAAAACCATATTTCTTGAATCAGCATCTTGACCTAACAACTTACCATCTTCTGATGTTACAGCAAAAGCATTAGGGTCTGAAGAAGCATTAAATATACCAGGTGCTGTTCTAGGTGAAATATCTTCACCAACAGGAGAGTTAATACCTGTTTGAGATGCTGCAAAAGTAAATTGGTTCCATTGTGATTGACCTTCAACCCAACCTGTACCCGTGCTAGGCCCGTGAGCTGGAACAGTTATAGTATCACCTGATTTGTAATCTCTACCTGTGTTAGTTACAACCACATAATTAGGTGTAGTATTACCTGTAGTTACACCTACCTTAACTTTACAACCTGTTCCATTTCCATTTGTGGTTGGAAAATTGTAAACTACTCTACCACTACTGTTTGCAAGAACAGATGCAGATGAAATGGCATTTACTCTACCTAAGTTTATACCATTTAACTTAACGGATTGTAGCCCTAGGTCGGTTATTTTACCAATACCATTAACAGTGCAAAACCTTGATCCTTCAAAAAATTGAGAACTTACCTTATTCCATTTGTCTCTTGTTCCTATTAAGTCAGGGTTAAAACCTACTCTAGGATATAAAACATCATCACTTGTTCCGAATTGAGCTTGCTCTGGTTGTACTTCTTGTAGATCGGGTGGTAGTTTATTTATATTATCTGATATTAATGATGAATAAAAACTGTTTGATTGTAAAAGAATATTACTACCTCCAAAAGCATTTACTAGGGCAGACTCATCAGAGGCTAAACTAACATTAGCTAAATAAAGATTATAATATTCTTGCTCTGTTTGTTTTACAACAACTTTATAACTATACCAACCAAGTTTATTTCCTGTACCATTAACAGTTAATCCAATAGGTGCCAAAGAAAGAATTACAGGTTCAGACAATGTTATTTTTTTAGCAGCGTTGTCTATTGCTACTACTGCTAATACAGGTCCAGTACTACCAATTTTTATTAAGTCACCAACTGATATATAATTAAAGTTTTGTTCTTTTAAAAATATATCAGCACTATTAGTAACGCTTGCAGCTGTAATAACAGTATAAGTGTCAGGTTTGTAAATACCTGGATAACCATTAGATCCTTCTCCACTTATTGTTTCAGGTATAACTTGTTCCCATAGTAATCTTAATTCATCCAAACCCCAAGATCCATCTTGATCAAAATAACCTTCAGTAGCGTTGTAAAAAGAATTATAATTACTATACAAAGTATTATCTCCAAAAATTCCAAGTCCAGACCATTTTTTTGATACTTGAGAATCTTTAGATAATATTACATCAGATTGTCTACCATACTTGTCAGATAGTACAATTCCAACTTGATATGTTCTATTTTGTTTAACAGAGTGATTAGGATAAGCAACTGTTGAAAAATTAGCTTTAAAAAACCCACCACCTGGTTTGGCAAATAATGGATCCGAGTTTGAAATAATGCTATATTCAGCACTCTTTATTGTGCTAGCCTTTGGACCTACGCTTACTTTATAATTCAACGCCTGAGGAGAAGAATGTTTATCTATAAAATTACCATAAACAACCCTATTACCAACTATAGATTGAGTCATTGCTCTTATTGGAACTTTATCACTAACTCTTGTTATTTCACTTTCAGGTAAAGTTCTTATGGGTTTAGTTGACTTGTATGAGTATTTAAAAATTTTTGTTGAATTACCAGTTATAACAGGATCATCAACCTCTATAGACTCTACTATCTTAACGGCTAAACCATCTGACTCTTTGTATAAAATATCTATTTGCTTTACTTTCAATCTATCTTGCAGCTCATCAACTGAGTAAGGCATTTCAATTTCCATGTTTACTTCCGTAACCTTGTTTTCCATAAATGGAACTATCGTGGAAGCGCCAACAGCGTCTTCTTGCTTTATAATTTCATTTTGATTACTTGACGATGGGTAATCTTGAAAATATCCATTTTGTTTAGGTATAAAAGCAACTTGAGTAAATGGTGAAATTAAAGAGTTTTCACCATCTTCAAATTTAAATCTGTATGCAAATCTAACAAACTTATCTTTTAAAAACTCTTTGTCACCTACAAAACCACTATCGTAACTAGGATTTGGATTAGACAATTGTATAACATCGCCAGCGGTTATAAAACTAGCTGCAGGATCAGAACCTGGCTCTGGAGGTAGTCCATTAAAGGTTACATTACACTGAGCAGATAAAGTTCCTTTATTACCAGCTATTGGAGTATAGGGACCAGCTGAAGAGTTGTTAAAAATTAAACCTGCGGACTGGGGAAAAACCCCACTTTGATTGTGGAAGGTTTCAAACTCAACTTCTATCCAATCACAAGATACACCACCACTACCACAACTAGTTGGTGGATGTGTAATAGATTTTACTGTCCCTATATTAATATATCCATTAATAGCCGTGGCACTAGTGCTTTCTTTCCAAACAGTAAATCCTTCTTGAACTAGCTCCATAAAAAGATCGGTTAAAGGATTTAATCCTACATTTGGAGTAGCGGTAACACGCTCTATATATAATCTATAGCTATTTTTTATTCCACTAAACCGCCAACCAGAAATCCAAGTGGTAGATTTTTGAGTTAATAAATTATTAGGATGGTAGGTTTTTTGATTTGATTGCGGATCTTTTGGTATTTCGTAACCAATTAATCCTAATCTTTCAACACTATCTACAGTGTAAGGCCAAGCTGATATATTGAATCCAGGGCTATCTTTACCTGGACATCCTAATTGCATGCCTACTTCGGGCCATTCACCGTTTAAGTCTATTAATTCCATTTCGCTGGTACTATAATCAACAGACTTTACCCTAGCTGTTAATGATGGTGGAAGTAGTTTACTAGATCTATCTATTAAACCTGTTTGTAAAAATCTTAAATTAACTTCCCCGTTCCACCATCTTAATTGATTATTTCTCCAATCAAATAAAACACCATTTAACCTTATGCAATATTTTAACTGGTTATCTATAACTCTAGTTAATTTTTCTCTAATATAGAATTCGTAATCTAACACACTTTGCTCGTATGGTGGAAAAGTGTATGCTATTAAAGAGTTAGGTTGATTAGTGTCAATAGGGTTTAATTCGAATTGATTGTTATCGAAATTAGATACAGTCCTATCAAGAATCATACCTATTTCTAATTCGTTATAAACACTTTGTGGAACTCTTAACTCAGTAACAAAGTCTTGCCTACAGTCAACATCATCCCAGTCTAAACTAGGAGTATCTTCTCTATAGTTATATATACGCCATTCAGCATCTTCACCAGCGCGTGATGGTTCGTATACTGTTAATTCAACGCTTTTTAAAAAAGATGGTGCTTTGTATGGATTATATTTAGCTACAGATATATTCTCTTCGTTATCGTAGTAAGAAGAGTCTTCAATAGCTCTTTTTACATTTATTTTTCTAGGTTGATTTCTGTTATCTGTAAAGAATAATAGATCTTCTATAAGATCTATACCAACCACTGGATGAGTTTTTGAAAAATTCAAAAACCTTCCTTGAACTAAAATATTATAAGTAGGAACACTATTTAGATCTGCCATTAAAATGTAATGAAGAGAGTTGTATGGTGCTGGGTTTGATAAACTGTCGGAAGAGGTGTCTGTATAGTTTGTCGCCGTGAGATAAATTCTTCTATTAGTGTCATCTGAGTAAAAACCAGTTACTTGTACTCTTTCTGTGGAACTAATACCAAAGTTAGATAGTGATACATTACCTAGTACATTTTCTAGGGAACCAACGTCTTCACCTTCAGACTTGCTTACATTAACATTATAAGCTTCTCTATACTCATCTTTAGATAACAACCTATCATCTAGGTCCTTGTTCATTCTAGATTTTATAAAAGTATTTTTAACTTCTGCCATATTTAAAATTTAAGCCATTTTGATTTACCTCTAAAAACCTGAGCTATTTCACTTATTTTAATATTAGATAATCTTATTTTAGCATTTCTAAGTTTTGCCGATCTTTCTTTTTTATATCTTTGAACTATATACTCTGGTATGTTAACACGTGTTGATAGTATAGAATAATTAATATGTGCATACAACGCTTCCTCTGCCATCTTAGGTACCTTAGAATCCATATCATAAGCTAATCCATCCGATATATATTCTAACACTATCAACTGATTAACTAAACCACTAGAAAATGTAAAACAACCTGTCCTTTCGTTTATTTGAAACCATCCATTTTTCTGTGAAACTTGAGGTTCTAAACCATATCTTTGACCAAAGTTTAATTTCCACCATGACCAATCGTAAACATTAGTTTCGTTGTCGTCAATTTCACCTGTTATGTTGTTTTGTGTTTCTTTGTTCCATCTTTCTTCTGTTATTGACTGTTCGGCTTCATTGTTTTCTCCAAACGAGTTTTGAGTAGGTATGCCATCTGCGTCCTGTATTGGTAACTCCGTAGGTGAGGTAGTTAAATTATTTACTGGATATATTATTCTTTTTACACCGTTATCATCTATGTAAGATAATCTAACATAATTTACATAGTCTTGAGGTATAGGTATTGATAAACTAGGTGGTATTGTTAACTCTTGAGATTTTATTGATTTTAAAGTATCGTAAGAAAACTCTTGCAAACCTCTTTTAGCATGAAATATTACGTCAGTTCTTTTAGCTGATGGTATTAATTTACCGTCTCCAACGTATGCTATCATAAAATTACCAACAATATTGTCTAGCTTTGTATAAGAATATCCTCCATAATTGTCTTCTATAGCAAAATTCTTTAGCTGAACGTAAACACTAGAAGCTGTATAAGTTCCAATTAATTCAATTGTATTTCCTTCTCTTATAAAAGAGCTGCTCTCGCTAACACCAACACCGTCTAAGTAAACGGTATAATTAGATAAACTACCTATTTGGTTTCCACTGCTATCAAAAGCACTAACTAATTGAGTATTAAAAGTGCAAGATAAAGTTGGATTAACAACGCTAGATATGCTTTCAAAAGTTTGTTGTCCAGAATAATATTGTGCGTTTGTTTCGTTTATTAATGCCATATTTTATCTTTTAATATTATACTTATTTTTGAGCTAATTCTTGAGCCGCTGCTTGTACTATTTGAGGATCTCTTATAACTACACCAGCATATTTAAGTATTTCTAATATTACTTCTGTTTGATTATTACTACTTATTTCAAAATTTGTTGATCCCTCTGTTGTAGGCAAATTAGATGAATCAAAAGGTGTAGAGTCATAAACGAAAGCACCATTATTGGAATTAACAGTATAACCCCATCTAACATCTTTTGGTTTCCTTATAAAGCTAGCATAAACTTCAGTACTTATTGTCGTTGGTTTTACTCTTATTTGATTGTTTTCATATAGATAAACTGGAAAGTTTTCACTAGGAGCCGTTAAATCTGATCTATCTATATTGTAAAAGTCGTTTCTTTGAAGTCTTTGTGCTTCTTTATAATCTCTTGTACTATTACCACTTGAGTCCACGGGGTCATATACAACTGTTCCTAGTCTATAAAAAGCATACTCGTCACTTTCTGGTTGATCGTCAAATACTATATCAAAACCTGATAAATCGTCTTCTTCTGGTAAAGAAAAATAACCATCCTGAGTTACATAATCACAAGATCCAAAACATTTAAATATAGATATCTCATCATCTAAATTAGTTTCAGTATTTACGTAGTTAAAATTGTTCTGAGGTATTCTTAATTGAGTATCTAGATCAGTAAAGTATTTTTCAAATATGTCTAGTTGAACTTGTGTAGCAGCTTTATTAAACTCATATGGTGTTAAATAACCACGTTGTTCTTTATTAAGAATACTCAATACAGTTGTATATACCGTGTTTACATTAATAGCCATATTTTAATTTTAATCGAAGTTGGTAAATACTAGTCTTGATTTTGCTTTTTCTAATTTATCAGTTTTTTCTATAAGTAATCTTTGCAATACGTCTGGTCTTGTTTTTTCTCTGTTAGCTAAAATAGAATAAACCATACAAGAGTATAAAGCTTCTTCTGCTAGTTTAGGTATAGCAGCACTTTCATCTGTTGTAAGAGCATTAGACAAGTATGTTAGTTCTATACCAAGAGTATTACCCGGATTAGCATAGGCAATTTTTTTATTAGCATAGTCTATATAATATTCACCATTTCCTGGAGGAGACGTAGAAACCTCTATTAATGGATTTGGTAAGTTACTAATATCTAGATTTTGTGCAGATATAATAGCTACAAAATCTTGTGGTAAGTCTAAAATATAACCGTTTGGTGGTGGTGGAGTTTGTGTAGGCACTACCGTTGTTTGTGAAAATTGACTTTTTAAAGTTTCATAAGCAAACTCTTGTAAACATCTACGAGCGTGAAATATTACTTCTGTTCTTATAGCATCTGGTATTAATTTACCAGGTCCAGTATAAGATATTAAGAAGTTATTTATAATATCATTAAGTGATATAAAAGCGTTTGATAAAGTTGTTGTTGCCATTATTTATTATTTTTGTCCTTCAATGTCTATTTGTTGTTCTTTACTAGCTGACATTTGTAACGCTAGTTGGTCTCTAGTCATAACACCAGCATAACCTAGTATTTTATCTATCAATAATGGTTGATCTGATTCATGTATTTCTGGATCTACAGAATCTAAAGGATTATAAATGTAATTACCAAGTTCTGTATCAATAGTAAAACCCCACTTTATGTCATCAGGATATTTCAAGTAATTAACCTGAATATTGTTATTGCCTTGACCAATAGATGTTGGGTACAGTTGTATAACATTATTTTCATAAGTATACACAGGGTAGAATTTTGTAGGCGCCGTAAGAGGAGATTGATTAGTAGTGTAAACTTCATATTTTTGTATTCTTTGAACTTCTCTTCCTTCACTTGTTGGTGTTTCAAAATAAACAACAGAACCAAGTTCTTGAACATTACTTATAGATAAGTTAGAATCCTGATTGGTTGATTCAGTATCTGTTCTTTTAAATAATGATATTTTTTCATCTAACATAGCGTATCTATCGGCATAAGCTAAGCTAGTTTGAGGTTGTCTTAACAGCTGGTTCAACTCATCAAAGTAATCTGTGAATATCTCCTGCTGGGACTGAGTTGCAATTTTATTAAACTCAGTAGGTGTTAATACACCTCTTTTTTCTTGTTGTAGTACTACAAGTACAGACTTATATACTTTGTTTACGTTTATAGCCATTTTGTTTTGTTTATTTTAATATATAGGGCTCGAGTAAACGAACCCTATATTACTGTTACATGTTATTTTAGTTTTTTCTCTATAGATTTATAAACTTCAAGCCCTTCGTCTGTTTTAAACCAAGCAGCCATGGCTGAGTATGGGTTTTCATCAAAAGGAATATTCATAAGTTTACGACCATTACTAGCCCAAGTAAAAGCTCTGTTATCACTAGAAAGTTTTATAATATTATTTTCAGTTGCAATAATAGCAAAGTTTCTTAGTTGTACATTTTCGTCATTTGCTAATTCTATAAATAAAGCTGGATTTCTTCTAGCAAAAAGTAAGGTGTCTCTTTTTAATTCTTTAGTACTCATTGCGCTTACAGATGATCCTAATTCAACTCTCATTATAGCTTCCATAAAATCAACATCCATTTCTAATGCGGCGTTCATAGCTAAAACTTCTAATTGTAAATCCTCAACCTCATCCGTGGCTATTTCAACAGCGTCGTGCTCTGCAAATATTAATTGATTGTGTGGATGTTTTTGTAAAAACTCTTGCAAATTTCTTTTTTCTTTTGGAACGTATAAATGTCCATTTTCAAAAACAATATGTTTTAAAGTTACTTGACCTTTTTGTTCATCTACAAAAATAGATTTTTGATTAGTTGCGTATCTTAACTCTCTTTCATAGCCTTTTTCTGGATCAAACCAAACTAAAGGATATTTAGAATTATGCTTACTAGGTAAAGTGTAAGTTAGTGGGTTTTTATTATTTAACAAATAATAATTTCTGTCTTTGTATTCCCAAGTATTTTTTTTAACCTCTTGCTTGGGAGCGGTAGCTTTTTTTGTTTTTTCCATAATATAATATAATATAATAATTTAAAAAAGACCCCGCCTAAGCGGGATCTTATGTTGATTGTTATTAAAGTGTATCTCCAGCTATAGTAACACCAGTAACGGTAAGACCTGCAACTTTAACAGCTGCACCTCCATCGGCACCGGATTTTTCTATTGCATCAATTACGCTTTGAACAATGCTTCCTTTAGTCATGCCATCACCAACGCTCACTGAAAGAGCGTAAGATATAACCTCAGGATTATCTGCATCTTGATGTACAACAATTCCACTTTTCATTGTTAGAGTAGAAGAGTTATTAGTAACAACAGTAGCATTAATAGCAACAATATTATCTACATTAACAAGCATGTTGTTTGCTTCGTTACTTTGATTTCTTGCAAATTTTATATAAGCCATTTCTTAAATTTTTAAATGTTAAACAAAAATTAAGCTCCTTTAAATAACACGAAGTTATTAGCAGCTTGAGTTACTAAACATCTTTCAGATAAGAAATGTACTTCCATAGCATCTAAAGAAGAAGTGTAAGCTCCACCTACTGAACCAGTGATCCAGTTTTTGAATCTTCTATCTTCAGTTTCAGAAGCTCTATATCTTACATGTAAGAAAGGTCTTCTAATATTAGATCCTAACATTTGATCATATACTGTTGAAGTTCCAGCAGGAACTAAAACACCATCAATTGCTTTGTCTAATCCTCTAGTAGAAGCATCGTTTAAATATTTCCAATCAGTTTTGTAGAAGTCATAAGAACCTCTTCTAAAACCAGAGAAACCAAAGTTAAGTGCCATTTCAGCTTCGTTATCGAATAAACCATAAGAAGCGGAAGCAGTAGAAGAAAAACCTCCACCTGCCATAGCAGCAATCATATCGTCAAAGTCAAGAGCGGTAGATCTTGATAAGAATAACATGTTTTCTTCAATAGCACCTTGCTTGTCTAAGTTTTTAAGGATTTCATCAAAATCTCCTAATGCCCCTTGTCCAGGAGCAGCAGCACCAGCAAATCCAGAGTAAATATTACCTCTTTCTTCTATAGCAGCAAACATACCTTGACTACCTTCGTAACCTTGTATACTACTTAAGTAAGTATCGCCGCCAGAAGAGTCCTTAGCATTTTCACCTTCAACCATCATCATTTCAAGATAATCTTCAAAACGTAATCTAGTTTCAGATTCAGCTTTTAGATACCATAAGTATCCAGATGTTCCGTCTTCAGTTGCAACTTCAACCCAACCAATTTGAGCAGTGTCAGAGCCGTTTATTTCATATCTATCTTTAATAATTACAGGTCTGTTTGAAAACTGACTAAAACTTGGCTCAATTGAACCTATCATTCCTTCAGTTCCTTTTTTAAACTCAGCACCATAAACAAATATGTTAATAGCTTCTGTTCCTGTAAGAGCTGCAGGTAGTGTGTTTGAACCATATAAAGAACAAACAGCGTCAGTGTCATTTACAGATGTAACTAATAATTTAGCCGTAACTAAACCAGTAGCTTGATCAGAAATTAATATAGTTTGATTAGCTCTGATAGCATGCTTAGTTGTTCCTGTTCCTGTTAACTTAGGTTTGATAGTAAATTGACCTACGTTTGTAGCATCAACTGTAATAGCAGCAGCTAAGCCTTTGTAAGCGACGTGTAACCTGTTTTGCTCTGACCAGATAACTTGATCTGATGTCATTGGCATTTCAGCTCCTACCATTCTCAAGAAACCAGATAGTGTTCTGTTTCCGTATCTTTCTACTTCCGCTTCATACAGCTCAGGTAAATATTGTTGAGAAAAATCTCTACCTGACCCAGTATTAAACTCTAGAAAGTTTGTGGGTAATGCCATTTTCTTTTGCGCTGGCACTATTGACGCTGGGAAAGCCCCTCCAGATAAACTCATTTTTATTTAGTTTTTAGTTTATTTTTTTTGTTTTAATTTTCAACTTAGAACTATCAATACCTGAAATTGCTTTTACTTTAAAACCATTAATAAAAATATCTTCATTATTTTGTGGTCTATTAGCTGTGTCGATATTTTTTGATTTATCAACAATATTTTTTATACCGTCGGCTTTGCCTTGTTCATAAAAATGTTTAGCTATTGTATCAGCATTTCTAGCAGCATATAAAGCTTTGTGATATTCTTCTTGATCAGTAACATCGCCATCTTTGTTTAGAAACTTTCCAACAAAATTTTGTAAACTTGACTGTTCTTTAATCACCTCATCTATATTGTTAACGCCATACTTGAAGCTTTTTTCTCCTAAGTTAAACTCAAAACCTTTGAAATCCTTAGAAAAATACTCTTTTGTATTGTTAACAAAATTTTCATGCTGTTTATTTTTTATTTCTTGCTCTTCGTTGTATCTATTGAAAAAGTCCATAGCTTTTTTTTGATCCTCAGTTACGTTAGATTTCAACTTGATCTCTTCGTAATATTTATTTTTAACATCCTCTAAAAAGTTTTTGGCTTTAGCAATTTCTTCTTTCATAGCGAGTTTCTTTTTTTTGATGTCTCGCTCTTCATCAATTTCTTCATCATAATCGAACTTATCTTCCATTATGAAGTCAACCTCATCTGTATTTAAATGTGGTTTAGTGCTTTTGTAATATTCCCTTAGTAATGTTTTTTCATCAACATTAGAATAATCCCTATTTAACCTAGCGTAATCCTGAACACTACCACCAGTCTCCTCCATAAACTTCACTAGCTTGTTTAAGTCTTCTGGAAGTTCTACTATTCTTTTTACTTTATCTTTTTTTAATTCAAGTTCTTTTTTTATTTCTTTTTCAGTTTCAACTTCCTTGGGCTCAATTTCTGATATAGGGTTTAAATCTTCAACTTTATCTTCAACTTTATTTTCAACTTCTTTATCTTCTGTTTTTAAATTAACTTTAGTAATAGGCTCTTCTACATTTTCTTTTTTTTGAGATAAATCTACTTTTATTGAATCATCTTTAGTAATTAATTTCTTAGGCTTTTTTTTAATTTTAAAATCACCTTGAGTTAATTCACCCCCTGCTGTTTCTTTTATTTCTTCTGACATAATATAATATAATAATTAATAATTGTTTGGTAACTTATTCAACAATACTATTGTCGTTAAAGTTTGTAGGTAATAAATCATTTTGTTTTTGATTTATTAATTGACTTCGCTGAGTTCCTTCTTGTCTAACTCGCTTATCTTTTCTATCTTCTATTAGTTTTTCTTTTTCAGCCATTCTATCAACTTCCATTTGTTTTAATTCCACGTTGTAAGAATGTTGAAGTTCCATTAATTGTCTTTTTATTGCTGCTTCTTGCTCCATTTTTTTAATAGCAAATTGTGACTTGCCTTGTTCTATTTGAAGTTCTGTTTGAGCTAAAGCTTGTTGTTTCTGCATTTCAGCTAAAGCAGCTCTTTCAGAAGCCTCAGCGTTAGCATTGGCCTGAGCTTGTATGTTGGCTTGTTGAGCTTTTCTATCTGATTCTGCTTTTTCTTTTCTTTTAATTTTTAATACTTGATTAGCTAGTTTTAAATTGTTTATTTGCCTAATCTCTATAGCATCTTCTAAATTTATAGATTGTGTTTTTAAAGCTATTTGAATATTTTGCTCTAATTGAGCTTTTTCTTCTTCATCTGGAACTAGCTCTAAATATATACCAAACTCAAATAAATTTAAATTATACATATCTTCTAACGTGCCTACATTATAAGAGCTTATACTAGATCTTAAGGCTTCTCTTGTCAAAGGATATTCTAAAGCATCAGATATTCTTAAAGCTATATTTTCACAAATTTTAGCAGATAGATATAAACTAGCTTGAACAATGTGTTTAGTTGCTGTATTTGAATTTGCAGCTGCTAGTTTCTGTAAACCAACAAGAGAGTTGGGATCAGGAGAACTACCATCTCTAGCTTCATTTAACCCCGTAACGTCTCTTATCATCTGTAAGTAATATTGATAAGTCTGTATGAGAGACTGCATTTTAGCACCACCAGCTGAAGTTTGTAGTTCTTGTATTGGGACTTTACCAGGGTTAGCTCCGCCTTCTTGAGTCATTGATCTACCTAGTATACTACCAGTTTGAAAATACATATTTAAAGCTTCGGCTGGATTATAATTAGTACCATTACCTAGATCAACCTCTGCCAAGCCATCTACATCTAAAAATACACCGTCTGGCACTAATCTAGATAATACCTGCTGCAGTTTTAAGTGTGTTAGTTGTATCATATCAGCAAAACCTGTCATACGACCAACTAAAGACTCTATACGTCCTTTATACATTTTAGGTGCACATATGTTGTAGCTCATATTGACTTTAACTAGATTAGAATTTGGTCTAACCATATTTCTAGCTAAACCCCACTTTAACATCATCTCATGACCTAGTATTTTAGCACCTTCATAAACAACTTCTATAGATCTAGATATTCTTTCAAAGTTATCGCTTTTTGGAGGATTAAAAGTGTCAGGTTTTTCTAAAGCTTTTTCTAATCCAGTTGGTGTTTCTTTAATTTTAAATACTTGATCTTGATAAGTTTTATACTCAAAATAAAGAACTGCTATACTGTTACCGTCATTTCTACCATTGAATTGATAGTTATAACTTTTACTACCTGGATATTTTTGTATTTCATCTAATTCGGAATCTGTTAATGTGGGAAATTCTTTTTTAATTTCACTTAAGCTAATATATTTAACTTCACCTACATACCATATATCTTGAAAATTAGGATCTTCCGTGTAAGAATAAACAAGGTTAGCAGGATCAACATACTCTACAGTTACACCTTCAGATAAATTAAAATTAGTTTTAACAGCACCAATACCTAAAACAACTAAATCTTGAGCAACTCTTCTTTTAGTTAGTTCGTATTTGTTAAATGCAAGTGTATTATTTATAGCTTCTTCTTCTGCAATTTCTATAGACTGCTTGTAAGTAAGCTGCATATGTACCCCTAGCTCTTCACTGTTTTGAGGTAGATTTTCTGGATTAGAAGTAGAATACATGTCCATGTTGGTAACTTGCTTAATTTTATCTATAAGCTCTTTACCTTGTATATCACGCATTATAGCTTCTGCGTACTTAGTTCTTTTTTTTAACGACTCTGGATCTTGTGCAAAAGCTTTAACTTCAAAAACTTTACTATCCATACCATTAACAACAATATCTACAAATTTTGGTATAATAGGTACGGGCTTCCAATCTAAATTCAAATAAGATAAGTCACCATTTATGGCTAACTCATCTTTATACTTTTGAACAGATTGTTCGCCTCTAGAATATAATCTTAAGTTTCTAAAATTATTATAGTTGGTATTATATCTACCAGAAACACCTGTTCTAGTTCCACTAAACCAATCTCCTTCTATAGCTCTACCTACTTGTCTACCATAATCTATACTCTGCTTTACCTCTTCAGGTACCACCTGATCAGGAAACGAACTACCATTATAAGTTTGTATCTGCATTTATTTTATTATTTTAGATAAACTTCCATTGTTGTTATATTTTTTTATACCAAAGTTGTAAACTTGTTTTACTTTTTCAGGTATTGGCCTATACATATTTTTATTGCAAGCCATTATAGCTAGCCCAGAGCTAATAGAAGCATCGTGCTTTGTTCTATTGTTTATATTAAATTGAGCCCAATCTTCTAACGTTTCTTGAAAATACATATCTCCAAACCCGTTTTCAGAACGACCAACATAAGTTTCTATATAAGATTCAATTGCAGCAGCGTGGGCTTGTTTTATATCTTCACTTGAGTTAGGTATTCCACCTATTTCTTTTTCCGTTATTGATAGCTTGTTCCAAATTTTATCTGGTCTATTCATGCTAAAACCTCTATAACCTCTTCTTTTTAAATAATACAAAAATCTAGGTTTATTATTTTCAGCAAGTATAGGCATGCCATAAAAAACTAAAGCCATTAGTATATCTTCAAAAAATATTTCAGCTGTTTGAGGTCTTGATATATATTCTAAAAAAAAATGATTTGGTGGAACATCTTCCATTGAAAACTTGGTTAGACCGTGAAGAGACCCGTTAGACCCTTTCCCATCGACAGTGCCAGATATATCATAGCTGTCTAAACCAAAAGCTCCAATGTGTTCATTTCCAGGATATTTAGTACCATTTTTTACAATTACTTTATTTTGTAAATTTTTAGAAGGAACCCAAGATATTTTAAATCTACCGTTTTTATTGGGAATAAATGAAACGCTAGTATCTTTAACACCGTTCTGCCATATAAAGCTACCTCTAGTAGTAGAAGAAATATTATTTACTTCTTCATTATAATCTATTTGTTCGTATATTTTAGTGAGATTAAATAAGCTGTTTTTAGTTTCATCTCTAAAAGCATGTTGCTCTGTTCTTGGAAACTGTCTATAGTATTCGTTTAAACTATCTTGATCGTGCTTTAATCCTTCTACTTCATTTTCCCAATGCTCTATTACTCCGACTTTAATTTCAAAACCATCTCTTCCGATTTTTTTATTTTCAGGCGTAGTGAATACAGGTAATCCAAAAGTATCCATGAATCCTTCGTAGTTCCACTCCATAGGGATGAAAAAAGAATAGAGGCCAGTAGCTGTTTGTCCGTTTTTATTTCTTTTTGTAACGTTTGAATCGTAGTATAATTTTTTGAAGTTGTTTCCACCTTTATCTAAAGCGTTTGAAGTTGAGCCCATCATACACTTGCCTACTATACGTCTTCCTAGTCTTAATGTAGTTTTTGTAACTCTCCAATTGTTTAATATATTGTCTGGTCGTTCCCATTTTCCTGATTCATCGTGTGCTAATAATTTTAATTTCTCACCATCGTAAGAGTTGTCCCCCGTATTTTTCCAGTCTATAGTTGTGTCAAGACCTTGTAATTCTTTTAATTGTTCGTTTGTTTCTAGTTTACGCCTAGTAAGCTTTGAAGCGGGTACTCTATATGCCAGTTCGGTCTTTGGACGGTCCATACCGTCTTGGATTGGTTTGAAGAAAAACGGATAGTTAACGGATATTGGTACAACTTTATCTGTGAACATTTTCTTAGCATCTGCTCCAGACTTCGAAAGGATACCGAATCTTGCATCACTAGATATTGTGGCTTGGTTAACGAGCTCAGCTGAGGACATAAAAGAAAATCCACTCCGTCTATTTTTAAGATAGCACATTCCATAACATCTATTATCTGCTTTGCATGCTTCCCAAAATATGAAGAAGAGTCTATTTGACTCTCTATAATCGGGAGCTCCGATGTCAATTTTTGACCATTGCAAATACATGTAATGAGAACCAGTGATATAAGTAGGCATACCGTTATTAAAAAACCAGTAACCGTCTGATCTACGTTTAAATTCTTCATCTATATAATCGTACCATTTTTCTTTAAATTCATTTGGGTATTCATCCCAGTCGAATCTACTTTTAATTTTACTTAAAGCCTTTGGGTACTCTTGCTTTTCCCAGTATTGTTCTGCTTTTCTTTCGCTTCGTTTAAACGGTTTATTGATTGCCGGTAAAGCAATTCTGAGATTTTGTATTTCAATGACCTTTCCAATCTTACCTGTTTTACTAATTACTATAAAATCATAATCAGAGTTATAACCATATTTCCACTTATTATACCTATTTTCTTTTTTAAGTAGCTTAGGATTTATATAATCTTCTAACTCTTCATATAAAGTTTGTTTGTAAATCACTTACTCCTCCCTTCGGCAAACTTAAATACTCTTTCTTTTTTATCTTGTTTTGGTTTTTCGTTTAATATATCTTCTTCTTCTTGTATTCTAGTTAGTATTTCAAAAGCATCAAATATAGCTAACTTTTTAGTTGCAGCTGCATTTTTAAGTCTATCTGCTGTAACATCTTCACCTGTATCTACAATAGGTTCTTTTGCTACTTTTATTAACTCGTCAACTGCTTTTTGCCCAGCTTGGATTATTTTCTTTTTCGTTTCCTTCGTGTTCATAAGTTAATGCTATATCATTAGATTTCATACAATAAAGACGTTCGCCTTCTATAATAAACTCAAATTCAGAGTTGGGTGTAAATATCACAAGTTCTCCAGGTTTTAATCCTACAGCTTCTAAGGACTTATTAGAGTATTTTAGTATACCAAAATGTTCTTGCTCTTTTTCACTGCTTAGATGTGATTTATTTAATATTGGTTTTACAAAACAATAATCTAAATGTGGTTTTAAATTATACATATATACTTGATCTAGGCTACAAAAGTATAATTCATTTTTAAAAAAGGTAGATGAGTTTTTTTCTTTACCTTTCATATCATAGTATCTTCTAAAAATATTATGATGAACGTAAACTATATCACCACACTTAACCTCTGTATTAAAAGCAATTGGAGTAGATACAACAACTGCTTTTTTGCTTACAAACTTATGATCTTCAATACTTGTATTTATAATTAATTCTTTGCCATCTATATCTCTAGTATTATCATATCTACTAGAATATGGCTTTACTAAAAACTGATATAAACTTTTCATTAGTATTTAAGATCAAATTCTACAGCTATAGCCATTTGACTATTAAATCTTTTCCAAGGAAGTACTTCGTTATTTTTTTTTATATAAATAGAATACTCTCCGCTTTTTTCATTATTTAATATATCACATATAATGTGACCACCATATACTTCTTGACCAATAGAATAATGCATAGCGTCGTTTTTATAATCAGAACCTATGCTAATCTTTCTAATTATGCTAGACATTTTGTTTTTCTTTTTTATCTATTGGCTTATAGCTTCCGTCTGTTAAGTCAATATTAACTTCACCGTACTCTTCTTCTAGCTCTTTTTTTAATATTTCTACTTCTTTATTTATTTCAGCTACGTGGTGTAGATAACTATGTTTAGTACTTTCTAAAATACCTATCTCGTGTATTACTTCGTTTAATTTAGCTTGTTGCTTTTTAATTCTATCTAGTTGTTCTTTTTTTATTTTATTTTTCATTTAATTTAATTTAATTATTATTTACTCAGGCTCTGGTGGTGACCACTCTGGTGTTGCCATTAAAGCTGAAGCTTCTTCTTGATTCATAATATCACCTACGATAGGTAAACTACCATCTGTAATAAATGAAGGTGTTGTTATCCACGAAAGTAAACCTTCTGTATTAGCTAAGTTTCTTCTCATTGTTTGAGCAGAGGACTGATTTACTTGTGAAAATAACACTTTATTTGTGTTTTGTAAACTAATTACTGCGTATTGTCTCATTTTTTTTTATTTATTTAGTATTTTTAAGTAGGTACATTTCCAGAGCCTGATACTCTAGCTTCAACATCCATTCCATAACTTGCAGCATTAGCTGTACTATATGGAGCATCCCCTATTATATTATCTGCTCCTCCCATGCCATCACTCAAACCATTTGCTGTTGTGCCAACTCCATTTACTATTGCATTTTCTGCTGGTCCTAAGTTTGAACCTGTCCCATTGTTACTTCCTTTTTCATCTAACACAATCCACTCGGTGCCTCCAGCTCCTTGTGGATCACCACCTACAAAACTCATATTCTCACCTAATTGCCACCAACTAACTAAGTTTGAATACGCTGAATGATTATTTAAATTTCCTGGCTTTCCTTGATTATAAAGTTCTGTAACTTGCGAAGGTGTTAAAGTTGAACTCCAAACTGATGGATTTGAAAGTTCACCGGAGAATTTTATACCACTGTTATTTCTTGCGCCAATTGAAAAGTTAGCACTACTTTGCATAGTTGCGGTAATATTTGATTGACCTTGGGAACTTAGAGGAGTTGGACTTGAATTAATATATAATTTAACACCACTAAAAGATGAACTTCCATCATAAGTAAATGCAATATGATACCAACCTGTAGTTGAAACGCTGTTAGCGGGTGTTTCGAGCATAAGTTTATTATTACCACTGTTTATTAGTATAACTCTAATTGCGTAATTAGTTATTTGTTGTATTGCCCAACCAGTGTAAGGAGAAGAGTTTAATTGTTTTCCTATAAGTTGAAGTGCAACTCCGCTTACTTTAAAATTTACCCACACTGAAGCACTAAAAGAGTCATTTCTTTCAAAATTTAAAGTACTAGCATTTGTACAATCAATATAATCATCCTGCCCATCAAAACTTAAAGCAAACCTTGAATAAGGAGTTGTTATATTTAAGTCAGATTGAACTAGATTAGACTGATTCATATTAGTTGTAGAAGTTCCGTCATTAGAATTAGAGCTAAAATCTGGAAAAGTCCAATTACCTGTAGAAGAACTATAAGTACTACTGGCATTTAGTGGCCACCAACCTTGTAAATTGTTATATGTGCTTAAATCTGGTGGAGTCCCATTGTTATATAATGAATCAACTGACTGTGCTCCAAGACCTGGCATTGCAGTGTCAAATATAGCAAAATTAGATAATTGACCTAACACTTCCTGACTGAGTGGGTTTAAAGCACGAGCACCTATTCTAGCATTTTGAGTTGTTAAATTAAGAGCTGGGCTTATAGCTCCAGAAGTACTAGCCCCGTACACTAGCATTCTAGGTAAACCGTAAGTCCAACTACTGCTGTCTTTAGAGACACCGTTAACATATATTGTACCAAAATCAGCTGCTTGTCGATTAGAAACAAATGTAGCATTTGGATTATAAACGCATGCTACATGCGTCCATTTGTTAGCATTTGCACTCATAGAGACATTTGGTGGAGTTTTAGAAGAAACACCTCTATTATTAACATTAAAGCCAACATAAGTAGCATTTCCCCAAACCAAAACTTTCTGCGATTCATCCGTACTTCTATTATCGTAAAAGGTCTGACTAGTTGCAGTTCTTTGTTTAAACCAAAAGCTAATTGTAAAACCATTTGGGTAAGAATAAGCTTGATTTAAACCTATAGATTGATTTGTGATTGAATTTGTTGGATTTAAAGATACATTATAATCTTGCAAAGCTCCATTATTTACTAAATACTCAGAACCGTTAAAAGCTGCATAATCACCTATTGGGTAGTAAGCTTTAGGCTTTGGGTTTAAACTCATTGGATTACCCACTCCATTAGTAGAGTTGCCGTATAAGTCTGATATTTGCCCGCCAGCCGTTTGACCTACTGAAACACCACCGTCTGAAAGAGCGTAGTCAAAGATTGCAACGTGGTCTATATTACCACCAAAATGATTTGAAAGAACCTCACTCCCACCTATTCTTAAATCTCTAACGGTTGAAGCTTGGAAGTTGTTAATAGTATTTGTTGAAGTTTTTTCAGCATTTATATATAAACTTTGATTTCCATTAGAACCTCCTGTGCTTTCAAAAACAAAAACAATATTATACCAAACATTTGTACTTAAACCATTTGCTATTACTTTATTACTTGCATTGTAAGCCCAAGCATGAACAGCATTTCCATCTCTAAAATCTATATGATAACCTGCTCCATTACCAACATTTGAATCTTTAGATATTACAGCGTTATTGCTAGAATTATCAACTTTAACCCAACATGATATGCTAAATGAACCATTAAATTGTAATTCAGCTGGATTACCAACTGAAATATATTGATCATTACCGTTGAAGCTCATGCTGTAATTAGACACTTTATTATTGTTGTCATTTGATCCGTTCCAGCTATTTGGCATCCTCCAGTTACGATTGTAAAATTCTGTACTCATATTTAATTACATTTTATACCAAGCCTTAAGGTTGCTTGAACTCGCATTTGTTAAACTTGTTAAATCATTTGGTGAACCACTGTTGTAAATCTCTGTTATTGCATCAGTGCTTAAAGCTGTATTCCAAATTGAAACCTCGTCTATTAAACCTTCATAATGATAACTTACTGCTCCAGCTGCGTTTGTATAAGCTCCAATTCTAAACATACTACCAAAAGTTCCTGTGTGTGTTGATGTTACTTCAGGAGTTGAATTTCCATCCACATAACCTTTCATATCTCCTGTGCTGATATCTCTTGTCCAAACTAAGTGATGCCAATTTCCATCATTAAGCTTTGTTGAACCTAAATTAGCACCGATAGCAATTACTCTATTTGTAGACGCTCCATAAGTTCTTCCAATGTCAGTTCCCGAACCTGAATTACTTCTTATTATTATAGGAAATTCTAAATTATAAAAAGCAGAAGCACTTGTTTTAATCCAAATACTTGCAGAAACGCTTCCAGCACCATAAGCAAAAGTTGTTGTGTCAAAATAATCATTTACTCCATCAAAATAAAACGAGGAAGTTGAAGCATACGCAGCGACTATTTCTAAAGATATAGTTGTTGTAGTAGAACAAGGACCTGGGCTAGTGTAAGAAATACTATACGTATCTATATCTGAGTTAGATAAATCTATTCTACCATTATCAGGACTGCTTTGATTTTGAGTTATAGATAAAGTTCCACCAGTAGAACTACTGTATGTGAAAGTACCCTCAGATTCAACACCTGAATCAAAAGTTGGTGTAGCATAGCCAGATTGTTGGAAACTACTATTTCCATAATTAAAACCAGATGCTTTATTAGCTGCTATTTCAAAATCAAAATTACCAACTACTCCACTTACATTATATGAAATAACGTAATCACCTGCTGTAGAACTGCCAGGTGTTATCACACCAGTATTAGGATCTATTGTTAACCCGCTAGGAGCACTAAATGTTCCACCTGCAGGTTCTTTAATACTAGGAGTAACAGCAGTATTATCTTGTTCACAAGCACTAGCAACAGGATAGTTTAAAGTAACTCCTAATTCTCTTGAAGTTTTAAGCGTTGGTATTAGTGATCCTATGCCTAAATAACTCATTTTAGTAAAGTGCTATTACGTCGTTGTCACCTATGGTTGGATTACCATCTCTATCTAAAGTTGCTGTTTTTATTTCTTTAGCTAAAACAGGCATAAAAGTTCCAGCTGGAATATTTTTAAAAGTTACATACTCGTCGCTCTCTGTTTTTAACTCTAGTGTTGCTAATTTTTCAGCTACGTATAAACAAGCTCCTCTATCCATAGTACTAGATAAATCTATACTAGCTACTTTGAATATAAAAGCAGACGGACTGTCAGTATTAAATGACTCTGAGCTGGTTTGAACCTGCTCTCCAATAGTATATCCTTTACCAAAAGGTTTAGCGCCTGCAGCTCTAACTATTTCAGCTGTTCTTATAGCGTTGTTATTTGGGTAAGTGTCAAAAAAATCATCACCGCTATCTTTTATTTCTATTTGTCCTTCCATATTAGGGTGAGCAGAGCAGTAATACCACAAATCATCAGGAGCATCAGAAGCAACTGTAAATGTTATTACTCCAGTTGTGCCTGGTGTTCCAGTTGGATCTACACCTGTAGCATAAGAAGTGGGGGAAGTATCAGGATCTGTTGAACTAAACTCTAAAATATGAGTACTGTTTGAAGATGCTTTTTGGTAAAAAGTGTAAGTTTTACCTCTTAATAAAACTAATTTATCAGTTAAAAGCTGTATTCCATTTAAGTAAAACTGTTGACCAGTTTGTGCTTGAACGTTTATAATATCTTGTTTACCTACACCTGTAACTTTTATAGTAGCTGCAGTGCCACTTGCTACAGTTAAAGTCTCTTCATCTCCTACTTTATAACCATAACCACCAGAGTCTACTGTTATGCCGTTTTCTTTGTTTATTGCACCTATAGCTACTGGTATTGCGTCATGTGCAAACATTCGTACTTGAGCGGCCTGATTTCCTTGTACACCTTTCATTTTGTTTATTTTTTTATTTTTGTAATCTTTTCAGCACCTCTAGATCCAAAGTATGCTACATAAACTGTTATAAGTAAAGCTTCTAATAATGAAACCCAACCTGTTTTAATTTCTAATAGCACTGTTGAATCTAGTACTATAAATATCGTCATTGACAACGTTAGGAAAATAAGTGTCATAGGTCTTGTATTTTTACTAAGCCATGAGTCACTTTTCATATCACTTTCCCACCTTCTTGAAATGTTATCCATTTCAGCGATTTCTTGCTCTAATATTTTTAAAGCCATTTCTTTATCTTCTGGCCCAATACTAGAATCACTTGATATAATATTTTTTACTATACCAAGACCACCTTTATCAGGTAGCACATCCCCAATGGTTTTAAGTATTTTAGGTGCTTTGTTTTTTAAGAAAGCACCTATTTTGCTATCTTTAAGCTTTTTTCTTTTCTTTTCGCTCATCTTTTTTAATTAACCCTTTGTCACTTAAGTTTTTAAACGGTGAGTTGTTACCTCTATATCCTTCTAATTTAAATTTTTTATCCATGTTTTTATCTTTATTAGCTAATATCTTATCACTTTCTTTATAAGCATCTACTTCCCAAGGTAAATTTTTATTATGTTCATTTAAGTTTTTTCTTGGATATATTTTACCTTTCCAGTAAAAGTTTTCATTGTCATAATCTAGCTCACCATTTCTCTGTTGATGTTGGTGAACAGTTTCATGAGCTATAACCGCCTCCTCCATTTTAGCATCAACATCTATATCAACTACTATACCAGTGTGATTAGATTTACCTGCAGAACCATCTTTTAAATCTTTACGATATACTGGTATGTTCATATCATCTGGGTTGTACCAGGGTGGCTTAGGTTTTAACTTATAACCCATTCAATCTGATTTAAATGCTAAAAATAATTCTCTTAACCCATATCCAAACCCAACACCTCCGTAAAATAAATGACCTTCTAAAAGTAAACCTCCACCTATTAAAAATGATATTATACATTTGGAAAGTGGATGATTAATATATTCTTTTATACTTTCCATAATATTATTTTTTCTTTTTAACTTTAACAATTTTACCGTCTTTTTTAACTATTTTGTTTCCTTTTGCTTTTGCTACCACTTTGTGAGATATATTTTCACCGGTGGATCCATCCATTTTATTTACGGACCTAACTTTTATACCATCTTTATTACCGCCTTTAGCACTTCTTGTAACTTGTTTAGATGCAAATTTATCTCCTTTTTTAAACACTTGCTTAATTCTTCTTCCATCATCTGCAGTAGACTTTCTTACTTCTCTTTTTAATTTCTCATCATCCACAGAAGCTCCCATTACTGCATCTGCAAACTTACCCTTTACCTTACCATCAGCAACCGCTTGTTTTAGTTTAGGATTAAAACTAGAGCCATCTTTTTTGGTTTTGCAATTTTTTGACTTTTTATGACTATAGCCTTTTTTCTTTAATTTTTCATGTTCTTTCATTGTCTTGGCCTCAACCTCCTTACAGTCTTTATACATCATATGTACTTTAAACTTTTTCATTGAAGCTCCTTGCTCAGCTTTAGAAGCGTGAACAGCTTTTCTTTGTGCGTGACTTTTATAACCCATTGTTTTATTTTTTATTCATGTTGTATGGAAAATTTTTATTAAACCACTGCTTGCGTTCATCACAACCGCAACCACCTGGTATTAAATCTGCAACTCTTTTTATACCTGTTGCTCTTGTAAATTTTTCTATAGTGTCACCTAAACCTTTTGATTTCATTTTACCATTTTACTTTATTAGCCCAATAAGCAGCTGACATTTTGCCTTTGGCAATATTCTTCGCGTGTCTTGCTTTGAAACTAGCTCTTCTAGCTTTAGATTTTTTATCTTGTTTTTTACCAGCTGTAGACACTCCTTGTTGGCCAAATCTAATAATTTTCTCTTTACCACCTGCACAAGCTTTAACAATATGAGACTTAGTCTTGTGGTTTGGAGTTCTTCTTGGCTTGTTACAAGATAAATTTTTTTTAGTCAACTTACTCATTAATTTTATTTTTTTCTATTACGTTTTTTAGAACCACCTCCACCACAAGGTTCACCTGTAGCTACATTAATCCAGTTTTCTTTTTCAAACCAATCTCTAAGTGTAGCGCCTTTTTTTCTAGCGCCTTTCACATTAGAGCTACTAGATCTTTTATATTTACCTTTTGACGCTGCAGATCTTTTAGCAGATACTACTTTCTTTTTATCCGCCGCAGACATTGATCTTACTTTACTGGCAGGTAGACAAACTTTTGATGTTCCACCGCCTTTTACTTTACTTGCCACGTTTTCTTTTTTTAGAACCCATTTTACCTGGTCCACCCGCTTTAGTACATCTCACACCCCAACCACTAGCATAAGCTGATGGCCAAACTTTAAATTTCTTTTTTGCTGCAGCTTTGCAAGCAGGACTAATTTTACCCATTATTTATTTTTTTTATTGTGAAGTTCTTTGTCTAGCTCTTTACACCAGTATAATATTTCATCTACTTTTTCTTCTAACTCTTCAATATGTTCTGTCTGCCACTCTTGCTTCAAGTCATACTCTATTCTATCTATTACAGCTTTTGGCATTTTTTTAGCGTCATCTATATCTGATTGTAAAGTATAATACATTCCTACCATAGAAGATGTAAACATTATAATAGCTACAATAGTTTTAATATCTATATTTAGCTCTGTACTTTGGTTTATTTTCATTATATAACTTTGTAAGCAGTTCTACCTTTATTTTTATACGCTTTTAATATTTTATTTCTATTTTCTTCTTTAGATATATAGCTTACATGGACCCAGTCAGGATTTTCATCATCGCCAAACTCCCATATCATTTGATCAAAGTCTAAGTTATTTTTTATAAACTCAAACATTTCTGCGTTTGTAGCATGACCGTATTTATCATCGATATCCATAGCTTGGCCTTTACAATGCTGAGAAGTCATACTACCGCCTACTGCTTTGTTAAGTTCTGGCGATCTAAACATGCTGTTTATACATATAGGTTTTCCTACGTACTTCCTAAGAGGTTCAAATATATTTTCAGCTAATACTTGCATGTTGTATATTTGTTCTACATCTGGAGTGTTATCAATACCTAATCTTTTAGCTGTTATAGATCTAATAGCTTCTTTATAAGAAACATGATCACTTATATTTTTCATTTTTTAAATAATACTTTTTTCATAGCAACACCTTGTCTAACTTGATTTAAAGCATCTTGTGTTGGTTCTTCAAAAACAGGTCTAGCAGAACCAGTTCCATTTGAATATGGATTTGTAGTAGCATTTGAAAGCATATTTATATCTGGATTCATATTTGGATCTGGAACAGTGTTTGGTGTTTGAGCTAAGCTTGGATCAGGCTTGCTTGCCTCTATAGCTCTATTGTTTTTCATATTTTGAAGACTTTGTCTTATTTGTTGATCAAGTATATCGTTATTCATTTCTTTGTTTTTTTTAAATTTAACCATTTGTGAACTGTATAACCTATTGTAACAACTAATAATAGTATTTTTAAAATAGGTTCTAGCCAATCCATCATAGTAATGCTAAATGATATAGCATTTAAAACATAGAGCCTTACGTCACTGAACATTATTTCTGAGCGTTAATAACTGCGTTACCTTTATATTTACAGTTGCTAATGCCGCCTAATACTGGTCTAATAGTACTGTTATTACTCATCATTACTCTTGTACTTACTATGGGTTTAGCAGTGTTTAATACTCTACCTGCTGACTTTTGTTTTTCTCCGTAACTTGGCATTTTTATTTTTTTTAAAGTGTTAGTGTTGTTTTAGCTTTTACCAGCTATTAAGTTTTTTGTGTTAGTTTTATATCTTTTATTATTTTCTTTTATGCTTTTTCTTTTTTTAGTTTTATCATAAAATTTAGAATACGAATTAGTTGAGGTTGGTTTAGTAGTAGTTTTATTAACAGGAGTTGGCTTACTAGAGGTTGATTTAGAAGTTGGCTTACTAGAGGTTGATTTAGGAGTTTTACCTTTTTTTGAGTAAGAAAAAATAGTATCACCTGTAGTATCTACGATTGGTTTGTTTTTTAAATCTTTATCATATTCATTTTTTGCAATTGCCTTTTGTATATCTTTGTCACTTATTTGTTTAAATCTACTACTCCTTGTTTTTCTATCTTTAATAGTATTGTACAAAAGTCTACCAGCTCTAACGGCATCGCCAGCATCAAACGTTATACCTTTGACAGTTACAGGCGCATGAAAGTTAGAAATAAAATCATCTTTTTTTGGTTTTATAACATTCAGAGCTTCATCAGATTTTGATATACCTGATGGATTGCTATACCCTTGAGATGGTCCTTGAGGGTTACCGTAACCAGATAATTTTGGTTCTTTAGTTTCAACTGATGGTGTATTTATTACAGTTATTTTTTCACTGTCGTTACGATCTAGTGTTTCCTCATTTTTACTACCTATACTTGAAACAACATTAGAAGCTGCGTCCATTGCTTTGTTTTTAACAAACTTGTCAACATCTTCTCTGTTTTCTCCTAAGTTTTTAGCTAAATCAGATATTTTTTGATTATAACCTTTACTTATTTTTGAACTTGCTTGTTTTATAAAACCTTGTTTAGGTTGTGTAGGTCCTACAAGACTTGAAGCTTTGCCTTTTCCAAATTTAGCTAAAAAGCTGCCACCTTTTGATAAAGCAGCTTTACTACCTGCTCCTGCTGCAGCTTTACCAATTCCTAGCTTAGCCAGTAACGCACCTATACCTTTAACAGCTGCTGGTGCTGCTGCCGCTGCTGGTGCTATAGAAGCTCCTTGTTTATTAAAGTTATTATATGGTTGTTTAAATGCCATGTTATCTTGTTTTATCTTTATTAACGTTTTGTATAGCTGTTTTCATAACAGTGAAGCTGTATCTACCACTGTTTTCAAATTTATTAGTAGGCATATTTTCCTCACCTAATATTATACGATACATTCTACTTGTTAGCTGTTTACACTTTTGAGAAACTTTATATATATGATATTTTTGAGTTGTGCGATTTCTTCTCCTCCACACTGTAATCCACCCTTGTTTCAATAATCTGTTCCAGCGCCTGTTATCCCAGCTATACGAGTATGTACCTTTTTTAAAATCATCTTTAGTAAAAAGATCAATAGCCTCTAAGTATATTAAAAGTTCTAGATCTGCGTCGTTTAAATCGTTGGTTTTACACGCCCACTTGCGGACAATTCTATAATGTTTAAATAAATTTAATTCTTTTAAATCAGAAGAGTGTAATCTCATAATACAACTACTACATCAAACTCTTTAATAACTTTATACTCTTCTTTTTTAATCTCTATTTTAAAACCAGCTGCTTTATCGTAATATATTTCGTCACCTGTTTTTAAAGCTTTAACATCAGTACCTGGTTTTACAACTTTAGCACGTCTGTATCTTATGTCTTCTCTTTGCGATTCAGCTAGTATTAAGCCTCCTTTTGTTTTTGTGTCAACCTCCTTGATTGGTTTAATAACTATATATTTACCTATTGCTCTCATGCTCGTATGTTATTAATTACACAATCAGTTGATAATATTGTCGTAGCTACTGAAGCCGCGTTCATCAGTGCGCTTTTAGTAACTAGCAGAGGATCTATAATTCCGGCTTTAACCATATTAACCGCATTTCCTGTAACCACATCTAATCCTATGCCTTCTTCTCTAATTGAAACTTTATCGTAGTTTATACCTGCATTACGCAATATTATTTCATAAGGTTTACGTATAGCATTATATAAAACTTCTTCACCTATATTTTCAGCTTTAAGTTTCATTGAGGCGTTTAGTAGCGCTATGCCACCTCCTGGTACTATACCTTCTTTGATCGCGGCTTTTGTAGCACAAATAGCATCTTCAACCCTGTCCTTCTTTTCTTTTAACTCTACTTCTGAGTTAGCACCTACTTTAACAGTTGCTACTTTAGCTTTTAATTTAGCTAATCTTTTTTCGAGTCTAACTACAATGTTTGGGTTTTTAGTTTCTTTAATTTGATTTTCTAACATCTTAATAGTTTCATCTACTTCTGGTTTGTTAGACAAATCAACTTGCAATATGGTTTCCTCTTGATTTGTTATAGACTTTATACAAGTACCTAAATGTTCAGGTTGTATAAGATCCATATCATCTCCTAAATCTTCATTAATAAGAGTAGCACCAGTAACAGAACATAAATCACTTAGTGTATCTTTTTTATTTATACCGTACACTGGTGCATCTATGATGTTAACCTTTATATTACCCTTTACTTTATTCATAGCCAGCGCAGAAACCACTTGTTGATCAACATCAGCAATTATTAATAAACTTTTACCTTTTTTTATAATATACTCTAGTACTGCTTGTATTTTTCTTATGTTAGGTATTTTAGATTCTACTATTAATACCATTGGATTTTCAAGTTCAGCTGTACCTTTTTCTTTGTTGTTTATAAAATGATTGTTTTTTAATGCTTGATCATACTGAACTCCTTCTATTAGCTCAACTACAGTTTCAGGTTGTTCATTGGTTTCCATCATTACAATACCTGTTTCATCTACTAGTTTAAAAGCTTCGCTTATAATTTTTCCTAACTCTTTATCATTGTTAGCAGATATTGTAGCTACTTGATCTATTTTTTTACCTTTAACTTTTTTTCTCTTCTTGTTAAGGTAACTAACTACGTTTTCAACACCTTGATTAATGCCATGTTTTAAATCTCTTAGCGATGTTTGATCTGAAACTTTGTAGGCATTATCTAATATAGCTTTTGCTAATATAGTTGCGGTTGTTGTACCATCACCTGCGTCTTTAACTGTTTTTTGAGCAGCCTCTTTAATAAGTGTTGCTCCAATATTTTCTAATGGATTGTGTAGCGTTATTGAATTTGCTACTGTTACACCATCTTTTGTTATAATTGGTTGACCATTGCCATCTTCAAGTATAACACACTTTCCACTAGCGCCCAGCGTAGAACCAACAGCGTTGGTTAACTTTTCAACGCCAGTTAAGACCTGACTTCTAGCAGTATCGCCAAAAGCCAGTTCTTTAACTAACTTTAATTCTTGCATTTAATTTAATTTGATTTGATTTGATTTTGATTTTAAGCTTGTTCTTGCAGTTTTTCTTTTTCTTTTTCCTCTACTGGACTTGATCCTTCTTGAGTAATTTGATCCCATCTAATTTCAAATTCAGGAAATCTAGAACTTGTTAATGTAACTGTATATCCAGCTTTATCTAAAGCATATAAGCTAGAGTCATTAAGATCTCGAACAACTATAGAATATAATCCATTCATTGCGGCCTCTTTTATTTTTAGAGAAACAGGTATTAAAGAAAAATTAAAAGCCCTTGACATAGATGAAGCTTCTTGAGCTGATAAATAATTTCTATCAAACTCTTTGTTTTGACCTTGCTCTATAGCAGCATCTAATAGTTCTTGTTCAGTTTCAGATAAATTTTCCACACCTAAGTCGTTAGAAACAACCTCGGTCAATACATTAGATTCATTTATTAAAGCGTCACCCTCCTCCGTGGGTAGTGGTCTATTAAATAATTCTCTACTAGAAACTGGTTTTATAATACTGTTTCTTTTTGAATCTTGTAACTCAAAGTTATTTATAGTTTGAAGATTTCTTTCTAAAAAAGTTTTATACTCCAAACTTGTATCCACTAACTCCTTTTCGACGGCACTTAAATGGTCTTTAAAATTTGCTAATTCCTCTTCTTCAAGAGAAGATTTTCTTGACTCGTTTTCTTCTAACTGAGCTTCAGTTTGGCTTGCTATTTCATGGTTAGTTTTTAGTTGAGATTCAAGAGTATCTATTTGATTTTGATTAGCATCTAATGCAGCTTCTAAATCATTTTTCTGAATACGTAATGTATTCACCTGAGCGCTGATCTTATTAATTTCCACTTGATCAGGTTCTTTCTCGTCTTGTGCTTCTTTTAACGCTACTTCAGCTTTTTCAACATCATCGATTTTTTCTTTTAATTTTTCTTCAAGCTCCTCTTGGTTTTTAGCAGCTTCATCCAACTTACGCTCGATAGGGTTGATTTGAGATATTGCATTATCTATAGTTGCTTGTAATTTTGATTGCTCAGTATCAAAAGAAGCTAAAAAAGCTTCTTCTATGTTGATTCTAGCTTTTAATTCTACTTCTGTTTCCTGTAGTTTTGCTATATTATCTAATAAACTAGCTTGTTCTTTTTTTAAGCTTTTATATAAAGCTTCACTTATAAATGTCATTTTTTAATCATTAAATGTTTTAACTACTTTAGGTCCTTTTAAGAACTCTAATTTTTTTATATAATGTTCTATAGAACCATCAATAGCAGCTTCAGCGCCTTCCATGGTTTCTCTTCTTGTTACATCAATCCAGTCTTTTTCTTCTGGATGGTTATATTCTGTTTGGTAAAATCCATTTGGTAACTGAACAATCCTCCAGTTTTTCTTTTCGGCTATGTGTTTCCAAAGGTTGATCATTCTTTGATCAGGTCGTGTAGCAGCTCTAAAACTGCTGGTATATAAAAACGTCATGTTATTTAGTTTTTGGTTTATATATAGGTTCTACGGTTATGTAGAATATTAATTTAGGTTTTTAGAATAAGTTAAATGTATTGCAATCCTTTCTCCTGTTAACGTTGGGAGAGGTTTTCCTATAAAATTAGCCCATACTTGAGGATCATATTGACCATTAGGATCACTAAAAGGCCAATCGCCACCAATAGGAGGCCTTGCGGCATTTTCTTCTTCAGGATCCCTTGAATCTTCAGGATCCCTTTCCTCTTCAGGACCCTTTGGATCTTCAGGATCCCTTACATCTTCGTTTTCGTCTATTGAAATCATAATATCTTTTTTTATTTATTTGTCACCAAGCTCATAAAAGCCTGAATTAGTTACAGCTATTTTTTCGTTTTGTATACCGTTGTCTATACCTAATAAATCTACGTCAGCATCAGATGATACCGCTATTAAGTAAGAATCACCACTCATTATTCTAAATGAATCAACAGTTTGTTCTATAGTAGCACATTTCACAACAGAGTTAGAATAATCAGTGTCTGTAATATCAAAACTATATGAAGCTCCAAAAGTAGGTGTGCTATCGTCAAGATCACCTCTATATATAGCGAAATTAACTTTACCAGCCGCTGGAGAGTTTAAACATGCAAAATATATATAATTACAATTGAAAGTAGTATCACTTACTGTTTGAACTATTATAACTTTGTTTTCTAATTTTACAGTTTTTCCACCTTGATAAATGTCTAAAGGAGTAATACCTAAGTTTTTATTTGATTGTGCTAAATCTTCAACAGTAGTTTCTAAATTGTCAACAGTAGTTTCTAAATTGTTAGTAGTAGTTTCTAAATTGTTAGTAGTAGTTTCTAATTGATCTATATCTTGTGCTATTTCTCCTCCCATATTCCCAACAGTAATTTCTAATTGATCTATTTCTGCTTCATTGGCCGCAGCTAGATTTGAAACCTCTTGTAAACCTGGAACAGCACCCCATCCAGGAGTTAACTCACCGTTAAAATCTGCTAGTACAAGTACATTACCAACTAAACTAATATCTGTTACTACTCTTCTTAAAGCAGAGTAGTTAGAATAATACTCGTCATCCCAGTATAGTAAAGCTCCTTGATCATGGCCTCTCCACTCTTTTTCTACCATATTGCCAGCTGAACCTGGTTTGCCTACTCCCGTTCCTCCATACTTAGCATTTAGTGTTCCAGATAGAACGATATCTCCTGTAGATACTTTACCTGGCTCTAAACCTGTTTCACCAGTAGAAAAACTATGTACTATAGGTAAATCTCCAGCGCTGGCTTGCATAGTTTTTTTAGTTCCAGCATCAGATATTAACACTAAATCTTCTAGCGTAGGTCTTTCTTTTCTTGGATATGTGTATATTATAGCCATAACTTATTTTTATTTAGGTTTTAAGTATAGTCTTTCATTAGGATAAGCACTTTCTGAACTAGTTGAAACATATTCTCTATTTTTTAACGGAACTTTTCCGTATTGAATCTTAACCTTAGACAATTCTCCTTCATCTATGTCTCTAGTGTTTATAGGTTCATTGTTTGCGTCATATAGTTTTTCAGGTATACCAAAATGGGTAAACTTTTCTTTATTTTTTGTAGCGTTAGACTTGAGATTACTAAAAGTTTTATCTATTTTATTAAAATATCTACTTTGCTTACCACCTGGAGTTACACCGTTCATACTAGACCCACCTTTTCTATTATACTTTTTTAGTGGCATAACTTAAAACTTACGCATGTGTTTCATTATAGGGTGAGCATGTGGCTTTTTCATAGATGATCCATGCTTTTCACCATACATAGATCCACCATCTTTTTTATACATGGACATGCCGTGTTTTTTGCCTTTCATAGAAATACCCATTAATTTTCCTATCCCAGCTTTTACTGCCATAGCTGACGGTGTTTTTCTTTCTAAATCTAAAAATGGCGTCTTCATAGATGATCCCATCTTTTTACCGTATTTCATAGATACTGATTCATCACTTCCTGTAACGGAGTCACCAGAGGCTACTCTTGCTAACATTTGATCTGCTGCTTTTCTTTTATCAGCGGCTAACATTCTTGCTTTTTTCTTCTTTTTGCTAGTGAATATGTTCCCATGAGCTCTTCTTTTCCTTCTAATCTCTTTTCTTTTCTTTTTAGCTAAAGCTTTGTTCTTATGCTTTTCTATTTTCTCTTCATCTGTCATTTTTGAAGCACCCATTGCGTCTTCTGCGTTCTTATAACTTGGCATTTTTTAATATTTTTAGTTTATAAACTTAGTTTTATGTACATAATAGAGTATTTACACGTAAAACAGTAAATTTACATACTATTATAAGCTAAAAACTGTGACATTTGCCTGTTATTCTACCATATATAGCAGCCTAGTGTCACTATTTTTTAAAAATTATTAGATTTTTAGGAGTTTTGGGTACCCCCACCACATTTTTATTTTGTTTTTTATATAAAACGCAAATCTAAATTATGGGTTCCCCTAAGTTTTCATAATTTTGTTTCATTTGTTTCAAAATCCCCACGATTATATTTTGTTTATGAGATCATGTCAGCAACATAAACTTAAATAACTATTATTTATACAATTTAAATACGACTATCGCTAGATAATATATATATAATTAACAAACTAAAATTAATAACAATGCCAAATAATTTCAATATAACTAATATAACTCTTAAAAAATTTAACTCAAATAATAAATCTTATAATAATCTAACTTATACAATATTTATTAAAAATTTAAATATAACTCTAGACCTAACTAAACAATATATTAATAACAAAACTAAAAACTATTTAATTGACGACCATCAATTACTAACTAATAATTTATACAATCAATTAATAACTTTCATTAATCAACAATACTAATATACAAACTAAACACAACCAAACCTAGATAATAATATAAACTAATAAAATAAATCCTATGTCAAACTTTAATTATCAATTCGAAATCTATCAACCTGGCGACGACCAACCAACTTATCAATACAATGACTCACCTCAACTAACTCAAGACTTTCTTGACTTTCTAGAAGACATTCACATTGACATACACAACTCAATTTACACAGTCACTAAAATATAATTTTACAAACTAAACACGACTGTCAATAGATAATACTAATAACTAAATTAAATAACTAATAAATAAATATAACAATTATGACTAATATAACTAAATCTCGATTCATTCTTTCTAATTCATTACTTGGCAAAAACCTCATCATATCATTCACAAATAAAAAAGGTGAATCATATACATACGATCATGATCAAGTGTTTGCTCAAAACACAGATCGTTTACTCTCAATGAATTGTTTCATCAAGTATGGTAACTATACTAATACTAACAAGATC